AGAAGGAGGGTAACTCACTGGCGCGCGCTCGCCGGGAGACACGGTGCAATTACCCTCCTAAGTCGGTATTCTGGGCCTCGGAGCCGGGCACCGGGGACCAACCGAGGGATGCGCGAAAAACGGCGGAGGCAATCCGCGCGAAATTAATTTCTGGCTCGACGTGTGTTCCCCTCCCAACTCGGGTATCTTCAGAGGAGTAGGCGGGATCGGCCCGCCGGAACAGAGGAGAATCACATGGCCACCATCACCTTCACCGGAATCACCGCCGAGGGCGAAACCGTCACCCGCACCTCGGGAACGATGCCCTACGTCGCCTACGCAGGCGGAACCTGGCACAAGAGCTTCGCCGCCGCCCACAAGGCCGCGACGGATCGCTACCACGCGCCGGGCACCAAGGTCATCCCGGTCTACCCCACCGCGGTCAACGGCAAGGTCACCGCCGAGGATGTCGCCGAGATCGCCGAGCACGGCTGGGGCGACATCGACCGGGAGCGCCTCCTGGCGGTCTACCAGGCCAAGCTGGCGGGATCGCCGAGCCAGGCGGCGCTGGACGCCCGCGTCGAGAGCGCCCCGGTCCCGAGCCAGGACGACATCGACGCCACCATCCAGGCCGAGATGGACGCCCAGGCTGCCAAGCGCGCCAAGGCTGCCGCCGACCGCCGCCGCCAGCGCGCCGCCAAGAAGGCCCGCGAGAACGGCGAGGCCGAGGTCGTGGCCAAGGTCGAGAAGGCCATCGAGGACGTGCCCAGCGTCGAGCTGGTCGCGGTCAAGGCCCCGGCCAAGCCCAAGGGTGTCAAGGCCATCACCGCCGAGGGCAAGAAGGTCTGGCGCGGCTCCGGCCCGGCCTACAACGCCTACCGCCGGATGCGCGAGGTCCGCATCCAGGCCAAGGCGGCGCGCGAGGCTGGCGACATCGCCAAGGCCGAGGCCCTGGAGGTCAAGGTCGAGGAGCGGCGCGTGGAGTGGGAGCAGGCCAAGGCAGCCGAGAAGGCCAGCGCCTAGCTCGCCGCGAGGCCCGGCCGGAGCGATCCGGCCGGGTCTCTTTTCTAGCTGGCGTGCAATTGCCCGCCCATGTCGGTATTCTCAGAGGAGTAGGCGGGATCGCCCCGCCGGGAAGCGAGAGCCATGATCTTCACCGTCGCCGTCCAGGACGAGGGAACCAACGCCCTCAACTGCTACGGGCGCGAGTACAGCGCCTTCATGGCGGGCAAGCTCCGCGACGAGTTCGTCAGCGATGTCGAGGGCCACAAGGTCCGCGATTGCGACCTCGCCGAGGCCCGCGCGGAGATGGACCTCGATGGCGAGTTCATCGAGGCAGCCTGGTACGCCCTCGACGGCGACGACGACCGCCCCACCCTGTTCGCCATCGTCAAGACGTTCTGATCCCACAACCACGAAGGAGCACGTCATGTCCCATCGAGACCCGGCCGACCAGCCGGAGCACATCTGCGCCGAGCTGGGCGAACTCCAGCCCGAGTGCGACGGCTACTACTGCCGCCTGGAGCGCGAGGAGCTGCTCGCCGCCATCCAGGCACCGTGCAAGGTCCACAGCATCGCCCGATGCACGATCTGCTCGCCGCCCCTGGCCGTCGAGCTGGAGCGCCGCCGCCTGGAGGGCCTCCTGGAGCGCCACCGCGAGGTGCTCGGCAAGCACCCCGGCCACGTCCACGCCAGCCTGATGATCCAGGCCCTTGAGCTGGAACTGGCGGGCCTGCGATGAAGTGGCACGGAGAGCGCAAGGACGGCCAGCTGGCTTACGTCGCCGGACCCTGGCGGGTCGAGCGCGGCGAGGCAGGGAAGTGGTGGGTGGCCCGCGGTCCTGGGATCGAGGGCGGGGTCACCCGCCATGAGACCAAGGCCGAGGCCCAGGACGAGTGCCAGGACGCCGCGCTGCTGCGCATCGCGGGCAATGAGCGCACCGTCGAGCCGGTGCCCGGCGACATCGCGGTGGTCCTGGCGGATCGCCGGAAAGACCCGCGAGGCCGGGTCACCACCAAGATGGACAACGGCTCGGGCCGACCCATCTTCTGCATCCGGTTCAACGTCGGCGGCGGGCGCACCTGCCTGTTCCGCGAGGAGTTCGAGGTGATGCTCCCATGACCCCGATCTGGCTCCAGCGCGCGAGCTTCCCGCTCCTCCATCCGCGCCAGGCCCTCTGCGACGCCGGGCTGTGGAAGTGCTCCCAGCATCCTCGGATGCTCTGGCTGGCCAGCGAGCGCCGCTGGGCGATCCGCCACAAGCTCCGCGCCCGGCGCGTGGCCCGGTGGACCGGCTGGCAGCCCGGCGAGCTGGCGGCGCTCATGGGACCGCTCCCCTCGGAGCGCCGCGAGACGGCCGCGAGGAGGGCGCTCCTGGCCCGCCTGGCGGGCGATCTCGCCCAGGTGGCCCAGCTGCGCCGGGAGAAGGCCCTGGAGGCTCTCCTGGCCTCCTCGGAGGGGTTCGCGCCCTGGCAGATCGAGCTGCTGCGCCAGATGCTCGACGGCGGGCTGACCCTGGAGGTGACCCGGTGATCCTCGACGGCCCGATCACCCTCCTGCTGATCAGCCTCCTGGCGTGCGTCTGGCTCCACTTCACCAGGCGCGGCGGCGTGGCCGAGCTGGCGGCGGCGACGATGGTCATCGCCCCTGTTCTGGCCATCCCGGTCGGCTATCTTCTGGGAACTTTCTAGCTGGGCGTGTGTTTCCCGCCCTCCTCGGGTATCTTCAGAGGAGTAGGCGGGATCGCCCCGCCGGACAAGGAGCCAGGACCATGATCGCCATCAACATCGCCCACAAAGACGGAGCCTTCTTCGCCACCCCCGAGGCCGAGGCCGAGGCGGGCCTGCTCAACGGAATGATCGAGGCCAGCCGCTTCGCCGCCAAGCAGGGCATGGGCGCGGTGGCCTGGGACGAGATCACCCCGGTGTTCGTCAAGGGACACGCCATCGCCTCCGGCGAGCGCCTGGTGGTCCACCGCGCCGACATCTCGATGAAGGAGGAGGACGCCCTGACCGATTGGCTGTTCGAGCACGTCGCCTGAGATCGACCCCGGCCGGGGCGGGACTTCCGCCCCGGCCATCCATCACAACCATGAGAGGAGGCCCGAGATGGGCCACTTGATCGACAACAACGGAACCGAGTTCGCTTTCGCCGATAGCCGCGAGGATGCCTGGCACCAGCTGGGCCAGCAGGTCGGCCGGGAGATGGAGCCGGAGGAGGCCCTGAGCGCCGCCCACATGCTGGGCTGGAACGTGCGCAAGGAGCCGCTGATGGTCCAGCTGCCGGACGGCTCCATCGCGCCGCTGGAGGGCCAGTTCGTGGTCATCCGCGACAACCCCTGGACCGGCAAGCCCGAGCCGCTGGCCACGGTCGGCCGGTTCTTCCAGCCGACCCAGAACGAGCGCAGCACCCAGCTCCTCTACGACATCACCGACCAGAGCGGGGCGCACATCCAGACCATCGGCGCGCTGCGCGGTGGCCGGGAGACGTTCGTGACGATGCTGATGCCGACCCATGTGGAGTTCACCGGGGCGGGCGGGTTCACCGACAAGACCGAGATGTATCTCGCGGTGCTCAACAACCACGATGGCCAGGGCAAGCTCCGCGCCATGATCAGCCCGGTGCGGATCGTGTGCGCCAACACCCAGCGTCTGGCTGAGCAGCAGGCGGTCTCGACGGTGGGCCTGCGCCATACCGGCGAGATGGAGGTCAAGATGGAGGAGGTTCGCCGCCTGCTCGGGATCACGTTCCGCTACATCGACACCTACGCCGCCGAGATGGAGGCGTTGGTCAAGGCCGAGCGCGACGAGGCGTGGACCCGCGCGGTGCTCAACGACGTGTTCGGCGTGAGCAAGGCCGAGAGCGATCGTGCGCGCAACAGCCGCGTGGGCACGGTGTCCAAGGTGATGGAGCTGATGAGGGTCTCGCCCTCCATCGCGCCGTTCGAGGGCACCGCCTACGCCGCCTACAACGCGGTGACCGAGTACGCCGATCACTTCATGCCGGTGCTCGGCAAGGGCGATCAGGCGGGCAAGCGCGCGCTGCGCTCGATCCTCTCGCCCGAGGTGGCCCAGCTGAAGGGGCGCGCCGCGGTGGCGCTCAAGGAGGCGCTGCCGATGACCGCCGAGCAGCTGTTGGCAGCCGCCAACTAGCTCGGACCCGGCCCGCCCTGGCGCTCAGATGGCCCAGGGCGGGCCAACCATCCACAACCCAGAGAAGGAGATCACCATGACCGTCATCACCGCCGCCAAGCTCAGAGAGGAGGCGGCTCGCGCCCGCGAGATCGCCGAGCAGCTGGCTCGGGACGCGGCTGCGGCCACCGCCGCCGAGCTGGAGGCGTCCAGGCCCAAGTGCCCGACGCTGGAGGACGGCGAGAGCGCCATCCTCGGGTTCGAGCGGTATCAGTCCGGCCGGGCCTACGTCTACGCCGCCGTGGTGTTCCGCCAGGGGCGCAACATCCGCGTGGCCGTCACCGGGAACGAGGCGCGCCGGTTCAACTGGGCCGGGTTCCTCTCGTTCGTCGGCGAGGCGAACTGGCCCACCCTGTTCCTGATGAACATGGGCCATCCGCTGCTCCCGCCCGGCGCGGAGCCGCCGGTCGCCGAGCGGATGGGTCGCTACGGCCGGGTGCTCGATACCCAGACCGTGGACACGGTGACGCCCTTCACCCAGGGCGGGTACAGCTAGACCCTGAGAGGCCCGGCGGCGGGCAGTGTCAGACCCATCTGCCGCCGGGCCTCCACACCCATCTCCGCCACCACAACCTCTCCAGAAGGAGCACCCCAGCATGACAGATCAACCCGTCACCGAGGCCCAGCCAGGGCCGAAGTATCCCCACGTCTATGTCCAGCTGACCGGCCAGGACGGCAACGCCTTCATGGTCATGGGCCTGGTCCAGCGCGCCCTGCGCGAGGCCGGGGCCTCCAAGGAGGAGCTGGACGCCTACCTCGCCGAGTCGATGAGCGGCGACTACGAGAACCTCCTGCGCGTGGCCGCGAGCTGGGTGGAGGTGGGCTGATGGACCCCGACGCCAACCTCCTGGAGCTGCTCGACATCGCGCGCGAGCACCAGGCCGAGGTCGATGACGAGAGCCGGAGCAATCACGCCGACACCGGCCGGATGGCCGACCTGGTGCTGGCCCTGCATGGCTGGCTCTCCGATGGCGGCACGCTCCCAGCCGCCTGGCACCTCTCGACGTGCATGAGCAGCGATTGCCGCGCCGCCGAGGCCGAGGAGCCGCCTGGCTCCGACGCCGATCCGATGCCCATCCGCGCCATCCGCCCCGGCGATGGCCCCTACTGAGCGCGCCCGGCGGCGCTGCCCTGGCTCTGGCCGGGCGGCGCTGCCTCGGCGCTGGAGAACCCCGCTCGGGGAGCGCACCAGCCTGGAGCGGGCGGAGTGCCCGGTCTGCCACCGGAGCCTGGCCCCGCGCGCTGACGGCCGGGTCCGCAAGCACGTCGTCCCAGCTCAGGGCGGGCGCATCAGGCTGGTCACGCAGAAGTAGCGATCCGACGTGTGTTCCCCTCCCATGTCGGGTATATTCGATCTCAGCAAGGAGCGCGGGGTAACTCAACTGGCGCAACGACCGGGCCTGCATTCGTTCCAGCCGCGAGCGTTCAAGGCTCCGCCTCCTTGCTCAACCCGACCAGGCGGGATCGCCCCGCCGCCGAGAGGAGATCACCATGAGCGTCACCTTCACCGCCGCCGGAGTGCCGCAGGACGAGGACGGGTTCGGCGAGCTGGACGTGAATATGTCCAACTCCAACGCCGCCCGCGTGGCCGAGGCGCTCGGGTTCTCGCTGGACCCCGACTGGTGCGGCGAGATGGACGCCGAGGCGTTCCTCGGTCGCGTGCTGATGGCGCTGGCCGTCAGCCCGGCCGACGAGGGTATGCCCTCGTTCGAGGTGGCCGGTCCCGGCGCGCGCATGATCGAGGGCGCACGTCGGCCGGGATACCTCCAGGACCGCCTGGCCCAGCTCCATGAGCTGGCGCTGTGGGCGCGGGCGCACTCGACCCCGATCTGGTGGAGCTGATCCGCCAATCGGGAGTGTGTTCCCCGTAGAAGTCGGGTATCTTCAGAGGAGTAGGCGGGATCGCCCCGCCGGATAGGAGCCAAGATCATGTTCAGCCACTACAGCGCCCGCTACGCCGCCGAGGGCGGGCCGGGTGTCACCCTCCCGACCATCCCCGAGGCGATGATCGCCGACGAGACCGCCAACGTGATGAGCATCGTGTTCGCCGGAGCGGGCCGGTGGGTGCTCGCCGACAGCCAGGGCCAGGTCTACGCCGAGGCGGAGAACCCCGCCGAGCTGGGCGATTGGCTGACCGAGTACCTCGACACGCTGGGCCAGATGGTCGAGCGCGGCGAGCTGTAGAACCCATCATCGACAGGCGGGATCGCCCCGCCGGGAAGGAGCCAGAGATGGCCGAGAAGATTCACGCCGGAGACCTCGCCGAGGGCGATCTGTTCCGGTTCACCCGAGGCATGGGCGGGCTGGATCAGTCCACCGATGTCTACGAGGTCACCGGGCTGCGCACCGTGCGCTCGGTGGAGACCTACGCGGTCATCGACGCGCGCAACGTGCGCACCGGGCTGAGCGCCTCGATCAACCTCCTGCGCGATGTGTTCGTGATGAAGCTGGAGGCCCAGCAGCTCCGCGATCTGAAGGGGTATCTGGACTACATGCCCGCCGGAGAGCAGCTCACCATCCTGCGCCACGCCGACGCCTTCTGGTGCTGAGCGATGGCGCTGCGCGATGAACCCGGCCCCGGCCCCAGCACTCCAGTGCCGGGGTCGGGGTGCCGCAAGCGAGCGGCTCGCAAGGAAACCCGCCGCCTGCTCCGCGAGATCGAGCGCGCGGGCGGCGAGGTCCGGCCTCACCAGGGCAGGCCGGGCCACTTCAAGGTCTACGTCGATGGCGAGTACATCGGCGGGATCGCTGGCACGCCTTCAGACCGCAGGGCGTTCGCCAACGACATCGCTCGGCTGCGCCGCAATGGCCTGCCGATCACCAGCAAGGGGAGGTACGAGACGTGAGCTTGATCGACGGACTGAAGAACGCCAAGCAGGCAGCCGACATGGACATCGCCGGGACGGTGGCCGAGTTCCAGGAGACCCTGGGCCGGATCGAGCGCGCCACCGAGCTGGCCGCTGACGCCGCGGTGGCCGCGCTGGTCGGCGAGTTCGGGGTGGACGGAGCGGCGAACCTGCTCAAGAGCGCCCAGGCGCTCCGCGAGGCCCAGCACCAGCTCGGGGTGGCCTGATGGCCCGGCGCGGGCGGCACCGCGCTCCCAGAGGGCCAGAGGGCCACTTCCGGTTCATCGCCGGGCGGCAGGTGCGGATGAAGCGCGCGGTGATCGTGGGGCCAGACCCCTGCGGGTGCCCGCCGGACCCGATGGGGTTCGATTGCCCGCACGTCGAGGCGAGGGCGCGGTGAGGCGGCTGGCCTTCTGGCTGGCGCGCTGGCGCTGGCCCGACGCGATCATCTGCCCGTTCTGCCGCCAGCGGTGGCGCGGGGTGATCGTGCCCGGCTGGCGCTTCCCGGTCCACTACACGCGCGGCGGTCGGCCGTGCCCTGGCTCGATGGGCCTACGGTGAGCTGATGCCCAACGGCAACGCGCGAGGCTCCAGCTATGACCGGCGCGCCCGGCGGGCCTGGCTGCTCAGCGCCGCCTCGGGCTGGGGCGGCAATGGCGAGAAGGTGCCGTGCTGGGAGTGCGGGGCGATGGTCAACGACCGGACCATCCACGTTGACCGGATCATCCCGGCCCACCAGGGCGGGCGCTACATCCGCTCCAACATCCGGCCCCATTGCCCGACGTGCTCGCATCGAGAGGGCGCTCGGGTGCGCGCCGAGCTGGCCGCGCTGGCTGACCCCTACAACGCCGAGGGCCTCTGCAAGAGCTGTGGGGTGGAGTTCTGGGCCAGCCGCCGAGCGGGCCACATCGGCGATTGCCCGACCGGGATCGAGGAGGCCCGCGATGGCTGGGCGTGACGCCGAGCTGGAGGCCGGGATCGACGCCGCCCTGGCCGGGACCGCGCACTGGTGCCGCCTGTGCGACCGGCTGCGCTACGAGGGCGATATGCGCTGGCTGTTCGACGTGTTCGGTTGCCGCTGGTGCTTGCCCGAGGCCCGCCAGCGCGCGCTCTGGGTCGATCCCTGGGCCAAGAAGCTGGCCCTGGTCAAGGCCGAGGCGCTCGATCTGCGCAAGAAGGAGGCCGAGGCGCGCGAGATGATCATCGCCTACGGGTTCTGATGACCAGTCATCAGGATATGACGAGGAGCTAAGTATGTGGAACGATCCGCCGGAGACCGAGGCCCAGGCCATCCGCGACCATGAGGTCAACCCCGAGTACGAGGTCCACCTGGGCCAGCCCGACGTTCACGGCCGACGCCGCGCCTCGATCTGGCTCCAGGGCCAGCGATGGACCGGCTGGTTGGAGCCAGCGGCCGACTAGCTCGGCGCGCGGCTGCCCTTGTGGCCGGAGTGCTTGGAGGCCGGGAGCCGCCGGTAGCGCGCCTTGGGACCGCCTTTGGTCTTGTGCGCCTTCTCATGCGCCCACGGCTGTTTGGAGGCGAACGCCCAGCGCCACTGCTTCTTGGACTTGAAACCGTGGTAGGAGCCGCCACCTCGGCGGGAGAACTGGCCGATGCCGCCAGTGGCCGCGCTCATGGCCACCGCGGTGCCGCGCCGACGTGCGATCTTGGGCGAGGACTTGCTCAGCGCCCGCCTGCCGCCTCGCCGCGAGCTGGCTGGGCCTCTGCGTGCCATGCGCCCAGATTACCCGCCTAGCTGGCAGCCAACCGCTCCGCGCGGCGCTCCTCGTAGCGGCGCTGGGCGTCGGCGTGGCACATCCGGCAGCTCTCCTTGCCGGTCTTGGGCGCGCGATAGGTGTTGTAGCGGGTCTTGGGGTGGCCGCACTTGGGGAAGATCGGGCCGGTGTCGCCGGTCATCATCCGGTCCAGGAGGCGGTCCAGCTGGCCCTTGTAGCGGCTGGCGGCGCTGGCCTGCTCGGCGCGCTCGCGGTCCAGGCGAGCGACCTCGGCCTGGTACATCCGCAGGGTGTCGGCGAACGCCTCGCGCTCGATCATGTAGAGCCGGGCCATGATCGCCCCAGGCTGGCTGGCCACCTCGCGCACCAGGCGCAGCGAGCATCCCAGGCGCTCTCTGATCTCCTCGGCGGTCATGCCGTCGAGCTTCATGGCGGCGATGGCCCAGGCCCGGTCGCAGGGCGAGAGGTCGGCCATCGTGGTCGGCGAGCCAGCCAGCAGCGCGGGCACCAGGCCCTCGTCGGGTGCCCAGACCTCGGTCTCCGGCGCGGTCATCGGCTCACCGCGCAGGCCAGCGCCGCCAAGGCCATCCCGAACGCGGCGCAGCTGAGCAGGATCGCCGCCCAGAGCTGGGCCTGGCTGGCGTGGAACGGGTGACGATCGCTCATGGCCCCGCCAGCTCGGCCACGCATACGTCGCCCTGGAAGTCCATCACCAGGCGCTCCAGCTCATCCAGGGGTATCCACGCCTCGCCGTCGAGGCCCCAGCTCTCGGTCCAGTGGTTCCTGATCCGGCCCAGCTTGCGAGGCCAGTTGACCCCGATGAGCGAGTACTCATGGCCGATGCCGTGGTCGTTCGCCGCCTTCAGCTGGGCGTCGGTGCCGATGTGGATGATGCCCTCGCGGTCGGGGTCGCTCATCGGGTCGGTCCAGATGGTGCCGATGGCGAGCGGCTGGCGCACTCCCCAGGCGAGCAGCTGATCGAACGAGAACGTCCAGCGGTAGGCGTCGATGATGCCCGCCGCCTTGAGCGCCTTGGCCCCGCCCAGGCCCGAGGAGCCGCCATCGGTGGGCGGGTAGGTCCAGCTGAAGGGATCGTTGCGGGTGGCGAGCTTGTAAATCTCCAGGCCCACGTCGTTGCGCAGGTAGGTGGTGGTGAACCGGGCCGGGGTGTGGCTGGCGTTCCAGCGGCGGCGATTGGCTGCCATCAGCGGGGAGTTGAGCAGGTCGAGCCAGGTCCAGCCGACGCATCCGTTGTAGTCGGCCTGATCGGTGACCGGCCCCATGCGGTGCCGCCAGCTGCGCTGGATCACCTCCCGGCGTGGCGCGGCGTAGGCCCGGCTGGCGGGATCGTGGTGGAGCAGCCGCCCGGTGGCCTGGCCCCGGCTCACGCGCTGGCCCCGGCCAGCTCGGCGTCGATCCTCTCGGCCTGGGCGAGCATCTCGGCGCGCATGGCCTCGATCTTGGCGGCGCTCTCGCCGGTCGCGCCCTGGGCGCGCCAGAACAGCTTGCCCGCCTCCTTGCGCAGCCAGGAGGCCACCGCCTCCTTCTGGCCCGGCAGCATGTCGGCCAGCCGCACGCCCTCGGTGGCCACGCTCATCAGTGCCCGGTCGGGGTCCATCGCCCGGTAGTCGCTCAGCTGGAGCTGCTGGAGGCCCTCGCGCTGGCGCGGATCGAGCACGCGCTCAGGGCGGCGCTTCTTCTTGCGCCCACGCTTGTCGATGATGGTGACACCCATGAGCGACAGGTTAGCTCAGCTCGCCGACGTGAGGTGGTAGTGACGCCCGCAAGGGTATGGCGTCAGCAGCCGCCCGTCCTCGGCGAGCTGGCGCGCCGAGGCGTGGACGGCGTGGCTCAGGCGCTCGTAGCGGACCTTCTCCGGCGTGAGGCATCCGGCCACGCGGATGCTGCCCAGGGCCTTGCGCCTGGCGCGATTGCGGGCCATCGCCCGCCGACCACCCCGGCCCATCAGGACCGAGGAGGCGGGAGGTGGGAGCAGCCGTCCTTGTGATCGCCCGGCGTGGTGATCAGCCGGTAGCACTCGCCGCATCGGCGGCGCTGGACGCGCACGGTGATCATGGCCTCGCCCTCGGCCTCGCTGCGGCTGGCCGGGACGCCGTGGAGGGGCGGGAGCACCTCCCCGGTGAGGACGTGCTCGCGGTCGGGGTCAGGGGCGCGGTGCTTGGCCATCAGCGGTCGGCCTCGAAGTGGACCGGGCAGATGTCCACGAACGGCCCGCCGAGCCGACAGGTGCAGCCCGGCTCGACCCCGGTGGCGATCCCGGCCCGGCCGGAGCCGCCGTCGCGGGCGGCGTGGATGCGTGTGACGCTGGCCTCGCCCGGCTCCCGGCTGGGATCGCCCAGGCGCGTGGCCCGCCCGGTCACCGAGGTGCGGCGGAGCATGTCGCGCCAGTCGAACATCCGCGCGCTCCAGCGCCAGCTCTCCAGGTCCGGCGACCCCTTGCCCACGGTGATGCTCCAGGTGACCCCGACCCAGGCCCCGCCCTCGGCGGCGGCGGTGCGCATGGTCTCGGCCAGGTCGATGATCTCCAGGCCCTCGGCCTCGGCCCAGGAGCGCGCCCGCTCGGCGCAGGCGGCGATCTGGGCGGCGTAACGCTCGCGCATGGGATTGCGCTCGGGCACGCTGATGCCGATCTCATGGCGCTCGATCAGCTCGGCGCGGTGGACCGGTTCAGATGTTGGCCCAGTCGTCGTCGGGATCGTCTGGCTCGGGGTCGCTAGCTTGTCCAGGTAGTCCGCTGGGGTCGCCGGGTGCGTCGGTGGCTTGGCCATCGTGATCACCGGCTCCGGCGTCACCAGGCCCAGGGCCTTGGCCAGGCGCAGGCTGACCTTGCTCCTGGCCAGCAGCTCCGGCAGCGTCGTCCGGTCCTTGATCGGCCTCGGCGCGCTCGAACTGGGCCTCGGCGTCGATGATGGTGTGTCCACGTTCCAGCTCCTTGAGGGTGTCGGGATCGAGCGTCTGGATGCGCTCGATGAGTCGAGCCGCCTCGTTGGCGAACTCGATGTCGGAGACCCCGGCCAGGATGCGCGTGGGCGCGTCGAGGCCGAGGAGGCGGGACTCACGATCCAGGGCGCGCAGGATGACCGTCGCCGCCTTGACGTTGCCCTTCATCATCGCCGGGTAGTTGGCCCGCTGGATGTCGTAGATGACCGCCCGGTGCCGAGCCACCACGTTGGCGGGCTGCTCGTTGTTGAGGTCGCGGCAGACCACCTGGTAATCCTTGCGCGCGGTGGCCTCGCTGACCCGGCACTCCTTGGCGATGGCTGCCCAGGTGGCCCCGGCGTTGCGCAGGAACATCACCTTGGCCCGGCGCTCCATCAGCTCCGAGATCATCATCTCGCGCATCTGGGCGTCGATGTCGTCTGGCTCCTCGGCCATTGCCGCGGTCATGGCTGGCCCTCCTCTCGGATGTCGAGCAACTCGAGATCGCCCTCGGTGCCAGGATCGAACGGCTCGGGGAACGCGCGCAAGGCGTTGGCCTCGATCCGCTCCTCCATCGTCATCGGCCGACCCAGGGGCGCGAGGCCCAGCCGGGCGCGCACCTCGTCGTCGTGCATCTCCTCGATGGCCATCAGAGCCTCACCGCCGCCATCGAGCCAGGGCACGTCACCCGCTGGCCGTTGGGCAGCTCCATCGAGTGGACGCGCAGCCGCCAGCCGTCCTCGGTCAGCGCCGGGATGCCGTGGTCGCCACAGCCGCCCGAGCACTCCACCGGCCCGCCCTCCCAGCGCGGCTCGCCGGAGCCGGTGAGGCTCACAGCGCCGCCGCCTCGGGCGAGGGCCGATGGAACGGGTGGGCCTGGCGCTGGCGCGCTCGCTCCAGCTTGCGGTCCTCCTCGTCCAGCCAGCTCTCGATGAGCTGGGCGTAGGTCATGTCGCGCTCCACAGCGCGCACGCGGAAGCGTTTGCGCAGGTCAGGGCGCATCTTGATGGGCACAAGGATGGTGGCGGCTCCGGCCGCGATGTCGCTGGCCGTCCTGGGGCGAGGGGTGCGCATGGTTAGCAGGATATAGCAGGGTTAGTCACCGTCGAGATCGACACTGCCCTCGGTGCCAGGCTTGGCGAGGTAGACCCTGGCCGGGGCCTGGCGCACCTTGGTCACCGCCAGCTCCTCGAACACCTCCGGCTCCAGCTCGGCGAGCTTGTCGGCCGAGAACTGCATCCGCTTCAGCCCGGCCACCCAGCCGTCGCTGAAGGTGATGGGCAGGCCGTCCCAGCCGAACTCCGCCGCCATCTTCTCCAGCGTGCCAATCAGCTCGGTCTCCTCGGCGCGCAGGGCCTTGAGCCGCAGCCACGCGGGATGGTCGGTGTACGCGGCCACCGCTGCCTCCACGCTCATGGCCGGGTTGACCTGCGGCGTCGGGACCACCGGCACCTTCAGCGCAGCCGCCGCCGGGGCCTTCACGCTCACGAACGGCACCACCGCCTGGGCGCGCCGCCACGCCGCCGGGTTGGCCTTCTTCACCGCCGCGCTCTCCACGGCCCGGTAGACCTTGGCCTCACCGCCGCCGCTCATCCGCAGCTCGAACCGGCCCTCACCGACCAGGCGATGGCCCTCCTCGAACCGCTCCTTGATCACGTCGAACACCTCGGCGCGCGCCGCCTTGAGCTGAGCGATCTGGGCGCGGGCCTTGGCCAGCTCGGCGACCGCGACAGCGAACCCCACCGCACGGCCCGCGTGCTCATCGAGGGTGGCGCTGAATTGAGCCAGGGACTCCTCCCGCGCATCGGCGGGAGCCTTCTTGGTGCGGGCCTTGGCCCTCTTGGTTGTGGTCATCCGGCCAGGCTATCCCAACTAACCTCTCGGCGGCACTGCCACCGGGGAAGCGCCCGCGCGAGGGGCGGGGCGCGTCGATCCCATCGGCGGGGCCACTGAGGTTCTCGGCGCTCGATCATCCATCCCATTGACGGGGTGGCGGAGCCAGGTAGGTTCGGCCAACGGAGGCAGGCCGAATCCTAATACCCCCGTCAAGAAAATCAACCATTGCATTATCGCGGGTCGATCCTGTATAATCGCGCGCGCGCAAGAGTTCCCCGACTTGGGCGGGAAGGAGTAGGCTCTCCGCCCATGACCCACAACCTCCCCGCCCGCCCCGCCGACCCCGGCGAGGCACCCATCTCCGACGTGCCCACGCCCACCCTGATCTTCACGCTCGGGTTCGTGGTCGCCAACCCCGCCCAGGCCCACAAGCACTACGGCGGCATCGCAGCAATCGCCGACGAGCTGAGCCAGCGCCATCGCGCCCGGCCCGATGGCTCGGCGATCCCCACCACCGAGTTCGCCGCGCTGATGCAATCCCTGCCGCGCCGGATCGCCGCCGCGGTGGAGACCATGTACCGCGCCGACCGGGGCCAGCGCATGGCCGGTACAGGAGTTCACCGGCCAAGCTCGGGAAACTCAGTGCGCTGAGCTAGGCTCGGCTGATATAACCGAACTAACCCGAGGCGGGATCGCCCCGCCGGGGTGACCAGGAGGAATACACATCCATGAGAAGCAATCGCGTCGTCGCGTTCAGCACCGGCCTGTTCGTCGGTCTGGCCATCGGGGTCGCCGGAGGCGGCTGGCTGGCCGAGGCGCACGCCGACCCCGCGCCCTCGATCACCATCGACCAGCTGCGCTCCATCGTCACCGGGGTCGATCCGGCCGAGGACGACCCGGCGTTCGACTGCCGCATCCACGGCAATCGCATCTGCGGCCCCGGCAATGCCCAGGGCGTGCCGCCTGGCCAGTACCGCTCCAGCGAGGCCACCACCTTCACCGAGCTGATGCTGGCGGTGCGCTGATGGACCCGACGACCGCCGCCACCATCCTGGGGTTCCTGGCCTTCTACGCCGTGGGCAAGGGCATCGGCCGCGCCCAGGGCCGGGCAGCCGGTCGCCGCGATCAGCTCCCGCCCATCGTGCTCCAGGTGGCCCTCGATACCGGCGAGGTGATCGGCCAGATTCACATCGCGGGCGTGCGGGTAGGCACCGCCCATCGCTGCGACGAGCACCCCGCCAACGATCAGCCGCCCGGCCCGCCGCCAGGGCACCCCGAGGCTGATCTCTGATGCCCAGCTGGCAGAGCGTCAAGCCCGCCCGCGAGCACGTCAAGGTCGGCACCTGTTGGTGCGGCTACATCACCGGGCGGATCGGTCGCCTGGCCCAGCCGACCGCTGGGCTGTACGGCCGAGGCGTCCTCCAGACAACCGGCGCGCCTGCCAGCGCCGGGGAGCAGGGCGGTTGAGCACCCAGCCGCCCTGCTCCAACCCCTCACCCAACCATGAAGGAGCACGACCATGACCCAACCGACCGCGCCGCCAGGGATCACGTTCCTGCGCAGCACGACCAAGACCGTCGTTGACCGCGAGGCCGATGGCGACATCAAGACCGAGGTGCGCCACCTGGCGCGCTTCGCCGTGCGCGACAACACCCTCCTCGACCTGGTGGCCGACTCCGGCCGGGCGAGCTTCTCGCCCAACTGGATGGAGGTCCACTGGGAGAACGGTCGCCTGGAGCGGGTGATGATCTCCGGCCCACAGCGCCTCAAGGGCGGCAAGGAGTCCGAGAAGGTCACCCGCCACCACAACTGGGGCCGGTGGGGCGCGAAGTTCGAGCGCGCCGATCTGCCCGCCCCGGTGGCCCAGGCCATCGCCGCCTACGAGACCGCCGTCAGCACGATGAGCGGGGCCAGGTGAGCACCCCGAGCGGGATGATCCGCGACGAGCGCCATCTGGCCACCCTGCCCGATGGCACGATCATCTCCTGGCAGCGCATCGTGGGCGATCCGACCTCGGAGGCCGTGGCCTTCATCCGCCGCGAGATCGAGGACGGCCACGCGGTGGTCTGGGTATCTCCTGGCGGCTGGTCGCCGCACACCATCGAGGAGGCCGGGGTGACGTTCCCGGCCCAGGTGATCCGGCTGGGCACGTTCAACCCCGATCACTACCTGCCCTCCGAGCTGCCCGTCCTGGGCGAGGCGCTGGCCGAGGTGACCGGCGGCACCTGGGGCCGGGAGAAGGCGCTGGAGTGCGCCGCTCGGCTGTTCGCCGGGACCGCCCCGGTGCCGTTCGAGGTCGAGGGCCGGATCATGGTCAAGGCCAGCGAGGCGGAGTTCGAGAAGTGGCTGAGCCAGTGCGTGCTGCGCGCGGCTGAGAACTTCGAGACCTGGCTGGACCGCGAGGTGGTGCCCACCCCGCCCGCTGGCGATGGCCCGGCCACGATGGCTGGCGTGGCGATGGAGGGCGAGTGACGACCGTCGAGGCCATCCCTCGCGTTCCCTCTCGCCGCTGGCACGACCCGGTGCTGGGCGCTTCGCTCAGCACCGGGGCCGAGGCCGAGCGCGCGGTGGGAGCCATGCCGCACAACCTCGCCGTGGCCATCGACATCGAGACCCCTGGGCTGGATCGCAACTTCACGATCAACTGCGTGACCGCCGCCTGGGATGACGGCCGAGGCGTCCAGGCGGTGCTCCTCGATCCGGCGCGCACCGCTGGCCACGCCGCCCTGGTCGAGGAGATCAACGCCAAGGCCGGGAAGCTGATCCTGCACAACGCCGCGTTCGACGTGCCGCCGCTCTATCACGCCGGGCTGCTGAGCAAGGCGATGATCGACAAGATTGCCGACACTGTGCTGCTGGCTCGATACGCGCTCCCCGAGCCGCCGCCCTATGGCCAGGGCAAGAAGCTGGAGCAGCTGGTGACCAAGTTCCTCGGCTGGACCGACAGCAAGGGCGGGATGGAGCGGGCGTTCAAGGCAGCCGGGTATCGCACCATCCAGGCCGGGTTCGAGGGCATGGACATCGACAGCCCGATCTATCGGTTCGGCGCGATGGCCGACACGGTGGCCACCCTCGCCCTGGAGCCGGTGATGCGCCAGATGGCCATCGACTGGAGCCTCGATCATCCGTTCGTCAACACCTACTCCGCCGCCTCCACGCCCGCCGAGGCCGAGGCGCTCATCGCCACCCAGGAGACCGTCCACCAGGTCATGCTCCGGCGCTCGGCGGTGGGCCTCAACGTGGACCGGGCCTACCTCACGCGCTACCAGGAGCAGGTGGACATCGAGCGCAACCTGGCCATCGCCGAGCTGGCCGTCCACGGCCTGGAGGGCGGAGCGGGCAAGGGTGCCAAGCTGATCGAGTATCTGGCCGAGCGCGGCGAGCTGCCCGAGCCGTGGCCGCGCACCCCGACCCGCAAGCTGCGCGCCACCAAGGCCGACCTGGAGGGCCTCGATCATCCGCTGGCTCACGCCCAGCGCAAGCTCGCGGTGATCGACAAGGTGATGGGCTATCTGGAGAAGGTGGAGCGCCAGTCCGCGGTGACCGGCCGATGCCACCCCCAGGTGGCCGTGCTCGGGGCCAGCGCCACCGGCCGGATGAGCTATGGCTCGCCGGAGCTTCAGCAGTTCCCCAAGGAGGCGCGGGCGATCATCTGCGACGACGGCCAGGGCCTCACCTCCATCGACTGGAGCCAGATCGAGCCGGTCACGATGGCGAACATGGCCCGCGACGAGGCGTTCCTCGCGCCCTACGAGGCGGGCCTGGACCTCTACGGCCCCATCGAGCGCAGCTGCGGCTGTGACCGCGACACCGCCAAGGTGGTGCTCCTCTCGACCATGTACGGCTCGGGCATCGCCAAGCTGGCGGCGACCATCGGCCACACCGAGGAGAGCGCCGCCCAGATCAGGCGGCAGATGTTCGAGGCGATGAAGAAGTGCGAGCGGTGGATGTTCCGCGTCCAGGACGTGGCCGAGGCCAGCGGCCGGACCATCACCGTGGGCGGGCGCATCCTCCCGGTCGATCCTGGCGGGGTGTTCAAGGCGGTCAACTACACCGTCCAGGGCAGCGCCTATGACGTGCTCGCGCACACGATCGTGACGATGGAGGAGGCCGGGCTGGGCGATCATCTCCAGCTGGCCATGCACGACGAGGTGGTGGTCGATACCGAGGTCGCCGATGAGGTCCGCGAGATCATGTCCACCCCGCCGCCGTTCCTGGTCGAGTGGAGCCAGCGCCAGCCAGTGCTGCGCACCGACCGGGCCGACATGGGTCACGCCTGGGCGAAGGTCTGACCCACCATCTGGGGGTGCGTGATCGCAACGCGCCCTAGATATTCCGGCCGGTGAGAGCGGCCACCACCAGGGCATAGGCTGGCCAGTCTGCGCCCGAACACAACCATGAAGGAGCACGACCCATGACGACCCGCGACGACATCGAGACGGTCAAGCGCGCCGCCGATGCCCAGGAGGCCAAGCGCCCGGCGAACATCGGGATGGAGGCCAGCTGGCCACCCGGCCGCAGGCCCGCCCCGGCCGACCGGCCCGAGTGCCCGAACGACAATCACGCCAGCGGGTGCCGCTGCCATCTCGGCGAGGATGTCAAGCTCGACAGCCCGCTGGAGGAGGCGCTCACCGCCGCCGAGGGGTGGACCGGCCCGCCGCCGCAGCTCTACGCGGACCCGCCGCCCATCGGCTCGGCCACCGACATGCGCCCCGAGCGCGAGAAGCTCCTGGAGGAGGCCCGGCGCGCCATCAGCGGCGACCGCCAGCGCGACTACGGCCCGCCGACGCCCTCGTTCGAGCGCATCGCCGCGATGTGGTCGGCGATCCTGGGCACCGAGGTGAGCGCCGAGCAATACGCGATGTGCATGGTCGCCGTGAAGCTCGGGCGGCTGGTCGAGACCCCCAACCACCGCGACTCCTGGATGGACATCGCCGGGTACGCGGGCCTGGGCGCTGAGGTCGCGGCGACCGAGGGGCGGTATCTCTGATGCTCGGCTCACAACCCCTGGAGGCCGTGCTCGGCGCTGGGATCGACAACACCGATCACGACGCCGTGCGCTCGTTCATCCGCTCCGCCGCCGATCTCGGGCTGAGCATCCTGTTCATCTATCCCGACTCCAAGGTGCCCGCCGATCTGCGCACCCCGGCCAAGAAGAACGCCGACAACAAGGCGGCGATGGCCGCTGCCCAGGAGGCCGGGCGGCGCGATTGGGCGAGCGTGAAGTCGCCCGCCGGGCTGGCGCTGGCCACCTCCGACAAGGCCACGCTGGATCGCTACCTCAAGAGGTACATCGAGCTGTTCTCGGAGTGGCAGGACACCGAGGGCAAGGTGGTGCCCTACTCCAAGAAGGCAGCCGACGCCGACGAGATCGCCATGACCCGCCCGGCGGCGGTGAACCTGGCCGTCGAGGTGGGCGGCTCGGGCATCGTGGTCATCGACTGCGACACCAAGGCCCAGCTGGACCGCTGGTTCGAGGTGGCCGAGGTGCCCGAGGATGAGCGTCCCGCGCCGACCGTGCTCACGCCGGGCCAGCGCGGCGCTGACGGCGAGATGGTCCACTCCGATGGCGGGCACTTCTACTTCACCGTGCCCGACGAGCTGATGCCGGTGCTCCCGCGCCACATCGGCGCGATGACCTGGGGCGGCGATCATGGGTTCGCCGTGCTCTGGGATCGCCGGTATGTCCTGATCCCGCCGAGCACCAGGCCCGAGGGCAAGTACGAGCAGCTCGGCCACGTCTATGACCTGCCGCCCTGGCTGGGCGAGGAGATCATCAAGGCGGGCGAGCATCGCATCGAGCGCGCCAAGCTCGCCGACGAGAAGGGCCGGACCACCGACAACGAGGGCCTGGCCGACGAGGTGGATCGCTGGGCCGAGGCGGTGCCCTGGAGCGCCATCCTGGAGCCGCTCGGCTGGACCCCGGCCCCTCGCGCCGACTCCTGCGGCTGCGCGGTCTGGACGGCTCCTGGGCTGCACGCCTCGCCCAAGAGCGCCACCGCTCACGACTCGGGGTGCTCGGCCGGGCGCTACACCGCGGTCAACGCGCCGCTGCATCTCTGGACCGACCACGACGCGCCGCCCTTCACCGACTCGATGGACACGCCGGGCTGGACCCCGACGTTCTCCAAGCTCCAGGCCGTCGCGCTGATCTCGTTCGGCGGCAATGTCGGCAAGGCGATGGATGAGCTGGGCCTCACGCCCGACCTGTCCATCGAGCCGGGCCTCGATCCCAAGGGCGTCGATGCCGACCTGGAGGGCAAGGAGTCGGATGGCGACTTCTCGCTCCCCGAGCCGGAGCCAGCGGCCGACGAGGGCCGGGACGCCGACGCCGAGGACGATCCGAACTACTGCCGCAGCTGCGCCACCCGCGAGGGCCTGTTCGTCGCCGACGAGGAGGGGGTGCTCTGGCACGCCAAGGACGAGGACGACGCCGCCGACAATGGCGGGCACCTGGCCGACGCGGAGCCGCCGCGCTCCGAGCCAGCCGCGCCGGTCTCGATGGACCCCGGCGACCTCCCGGCCGACTTCGGCAAGAAGGAGCCGCCGCCCGCCGGGGCCTCGCCCTATCCGGCCGAGGTCGATGATCCCGACCCCGACGTGTTCGACTCCCCGCACAACGGGGTGCCGCGCATCGCGCCGTTCTCGCACTGGCGGGATATGCCGCCGCCGGAGTACATCATCGACGGCTTGATCGAGCATGGCGGGCTGAGCTGCATTATCGGCTCGCCGGGCGTCGGCAAGTCCACGGTGGGCCTCGACATGGCCTGCCACATCGCCACCGGCAAGCGTTGGCAGGGGCGGCGCACCCTCAAGACCAAGGTGCTCTACCTCCCCGGTGAGGGCCTCTCCGGCGCGGTCCAGCGCATCCGCGCCTGGGAGCACGCCCACGGCGTCGATCTCGCCGACGATCTCCTCCTCGGGAACGGGATCATCCTGGTCAACGCCTCCAACGAGGCGTGGGGCGAGATCGCCGCCTACATCGCCCGCCAGGGCATCGGCCTGGTCATCTTCGACACCTTCGCCAGGATGAGCGCGGGCCTGGAGGAGAACAGCGCCACCGACGTGGGCAAGGCGGTTCGCCGGTTCGACAAGCTCAAGGAGCTGACCAACGCCGGGGTGTGCGTGGTCCATCACACGGCCAAGGGCGCGCCCGATGTCGCTCGCGGCTCCTCGGCGCTCAACGGCGCGCTGGACTCCGAGCTGTTGATCCGGCTGGCCACCTGGGACATCTCCCAGATCGCCGACGACAACGGCAATCTGCCCGGCAAGGCCATCGAGCTGGTGACCTCCAAGCAGAAGAACGCCGAGCAGCTGGAGCACCCGCTCCCGCTCCTGATGATCAACCATCCCCTGGGCGATCAGATCAGCGCGCCGCTCATCACCGGCCCCAACGGCGATGTCGATCCGATGCAGGGCGAGGTGGTCCTGGCCCGGCCGCTGCCCGAGCCGGTCGTGGAGACCTCGATCCGCATCCGCGAGTTCGTGGACAACCTCCCGCAGCAGGGCGCGACCCGCGCCGAGATCGTGCGCGCTGTCCGGCCCTCGGCCTACGCGCTCAGCCGGGGCGATACCGAGGCGTACTGGAAGACCCGCATCAGCGAGGCGGTGGACAAGGGCCTGCGCTACGGCCTGATCCAGACCCTCACCGGCACGCCGAGCGGCTCGCGGTATATCCCCGACACGGCCACTCCCGAGCAGGCCCGCACCAGGGCGGCGCAGGAGATCACCGACTCGGATTGATGAAACCCTCCCCTCTCGGGGAACTTGTGATAGATTGGTGCGATCCGGCCGGGCGGCGACCCCGCCCGACCGGCCACCAGCACCTCCACACGCACACGCAAACCTCCAAGGCAGGAACCATGACCACCTCCATCGCCCCACGCGAGCTGCGCGATTATCAGCTCGCCGCCGCCGATGCCGTCGAGCGCGAGTGGGCCAAGGGCAAGCGCCGCACTGGCGTCGTCCTCCCGACCGGCTCCGGCAAGTCCACCGTGATCGGCGAGCGCATCCGCCGCGATTACCGGGCCGGAGAGCCGGTCGTGGCGCTGGCCCATCGCGGCGAGCTGCTCGACCAGATGAAGCGCGATCTGCTCGCGGTCGATCCCACCATCCCGCTGGCCGACATCGGCATCGTGCGGGCCGAGGAGGACGACCACCATTGCCCGATCGTGTTCGCCACCCTCCAGACCCTCGCCACCGCTCATCGCCGCGAGGCGCTCGGACGCCGCACGCGCATCTACTGGGATGAGGTCCACCACGCCGGAGCCGAGGGGTTCCACACCACGTTCTCCGAGCTGGGCGGCTATGACCATGCGCTGATGGCCGGGTTCACCGCGACCATGTACCGCGACCAGCGCGGCGTGATCGGCCTGGGCGATGTCATCGAGAGCATCGCCTACGAGAAGGACATCAAGTGGGCCATCCGCAAGGGGTTCCTGGTCGAGCCTCGGGGCCTCACCGTTCGGATCAAGGGCCTCAACGCCCTCGATGACGTGCGCAACGTCGCCGGAGACTTCCACCAGGGCGAGCTGGCCGAGGTGATGGAGGCGGCGACCGAGTACGTCGTGGACGCCATCAAGCTCCACGCCTCGGATCGCCAGCCGATCATCTTCGCCGCCAGCGTGGACGCCGCCCATCACATCGCCGAGGCGCTGACCGAGGCCGACTACCCGGCCGTCGCGGTGACCGGCTCGATGAGCTATGCCGACCGCCAGCCGGTCTACGCCGCGTTCCGCTCCGGCGAGGCCCGCGCCCTGGTCACCGTCCAGGTGCTCACCGAGGGCGCTGACTTCCCGATGTGCGACACCGTGGTGCTGGCCCGGCCGACGCGCTCCAAGAACCTCTACAGCCAGATGGTCGGCCGCGCGCTCCGGCTCTACGAGGGCAAGTCCGACGCCCTGGTGCTCGATCTCGCTGGCTCGGCGCGCCAGATGAAGCTGGTCACCCTGACCCAGCTCCTCCCCGGTGCCGACACCAAGGACGTGGACGAGGCGGGCGTCGAGCTGGAGCCGGAGATCGAGCCGGAGATCGACCTCGGCGGCGAGCCGGAGATCAAGCTGGTGCGCCAGGGGCCGGTCGATATGGTCACCATCGACCTCCTGGCCAACGACGACACCCTCTGGCTGGAGACCACCAAGGGCGTGCCCTTCATCAACCTGATGGAGAACGGCGAGGTGGTGTTCGTCTGGCCCGAGGATGGCTGGCGTCCCGGCCGCGCTGGCGCGGATGGCGAGATCATCACCGAGACCCGCTGGGCGGTCGGCCAGATCAACACCCGCTCGGGCAAGGGCGGCTGGGTCACCGCCTCGGGGCGCTACGTCAGCCAGGAGGGGCCGGATTACACCGACCTCCCGGCGGCGCTGGAGGCAGCCGAGGTCTGGATCGTGGAAAGCGATCAGCAGCTCCCGAGCCGCAATCAGTCGTGGCGGCGCAATCAGCCGCCCAGCGAGGCGCAGAAGCGGTTTGCGCGCCAGCTGAAGATCGTGGACTTCGACAACATGACCAAGGCCCGGCTGAGCGACGAGATCAGCGTCAAGCTCGCCAGCAAGGTGCTCGACCGGGGGATCGAGAACTGATGTCGATCAAGACCCCGAGCCGGGCTGGCGCTTACCACGGCGTCAGCTCGGCCGCGCCCAAGCCCAAGCGCAGCGCCCACAACGTCTGCGACTCCAAGGAGGGCGGCTGCGGCCACTTCCGCTCAGATCACCGCTACAGCCGCGAGTGCCGCGTCCAGGGGTGCGAGTGCCAGGAGATGGTCTGGTGAGCGCCGAGGAGCAGCTGGGGCCGATTGCCCAGGCGTTCGAGCGGTTCCATGACGCCAACCCCAAGGTCTACGACGTGCTCGTCCAGATGGCCCGCGCCTGGCGCGCCACCGGCCGCGAGCGGTGCGGCGTCCAGCAGCTGTTCGAGCGCGCCCGCTGGGAGATCGCCATGACCACCGTGGGCGATGAGTACAAGATCAACAACAACTTCGCCGCCTTCTACGCGCGGCTGATCATGTGGAACGAGCCGGACCTCGACGGGATGTTCTCCTGCCGCAGCTCCGAGGCCGACGAGTGGGTGCGCATCAGGACGGCCGAGTGATGGCCCGCCAGCTCACCGTGGCCGAGATGTATCCGGCCCGCCGCCAGCCAGACGGCACGATCTGGTACCGCTCGGGCAAGGGCGCTCAGGACGGCTGGAGTCCCAACCTCGACCAGGCCGACCCGAGCTATCGCGCCCCTGGCGCGCCAGCGCCCCTCCCGGCAGGCTCAGCGCCTCCAGGAGCGCCGATCTCCCCTCCGGCGGCACCAGCGCCGCCGGAGGCCATCTCACAACCGCAGGAGGCCCATATGACCGCGCTGACCGATGACTTCGAGCCAGCTCCCCGCACCACGCAATGGGAGCGGTTCCCGCTGCCGCCCGATCTGGACCGGCCGATCTCCAAGCACAACGGCTGGGGGTGGTATCAGCTCCCGGCTCCGACGACCGGGGTGACCACCGGGTTCCCGCGCGCCACGACCATCGCCGACACCCTCGATGAGACCTACGGCCTCAACCGCTGGAAGCGCCGCGAGACCGCCAAGCGCGTGCTGGAGCTGGCCAGGATCGACCCCGACCAGGTGATCCATGAGCCGACCGGCACCACGGCGGGCGAGGCGATGGACGCCCTGGAGAAGGCGCTGGCCGCGCCCAAGGTCACCGAGCTGGACAACACCCTCGATGTGATCGACAACCTCATGGGCGGGGCCTACGCCCGCGAGCTGGGCGAGTGCGCTCACGCCTGGCTCGGCGCGATCCATGCCGGGGCGGTGCTCCTGGGCCAGGTGCCGCAGATCGTCCGGCCGCACGTCGAGAACGGGATGCGCGTGCTGGCTCACCGCGGCATCGTGGTGCTCCCCGAGTACACCGAGCGGACCATCCTCAACGACCAGGGCGAGGAGACCGTGGCCGGGAAGATCGACGGCGTGGGGCGGCTGGTCGAGACCGGCGAGCTGGTGCTCCTCGATGTCAAGACGAACAAAGACCTCCAGTACAGCTGGCTGAGCTATGGCGTCCAGGTGGGCGGGGTCTACGGCTGGGCCACCAAGGTGCTCAGCGCGGACGGCAAGAGCTGGGAGCCGTTCCCCGACATCCGCGACGACTTCGCCGTGCTCCTCCACATCCCCAGCGATCAGCCCGAGCACGCCGCCGCCATCACCATCGACCTGACCTGGGGCGCGGAGACGATGGTGGCCAGCCTGGAGGCCCGCCGCCGCCGCAAGGAGGCCAAGGTCGAGGTGCCCAAGCACGCCATCCCGGTGCCCAGCGAGGACACGATCCGGTACTCCACCGCGTTCGCCGAGCTGAGCGCCATCACCAGCCTGGAGGAGGGCCAGGCGGTGTACGAGAGCTACGAGGACGTTTGGGACGACGCCCTCGGGGAGCACGCGGAGCGAGTGGCCGCGCTGCTCGATCAGTAGTCCCTCGGGCTGGCGGCTCCTCGGGAGCGCGGCATCACGCCCGATCACAGAAAACGCGCACGCAAACCCGCACGCGCACAACACAAGAAGGAGGCCGACCGATATGGCCGGTTCACCGTTCAACAAGGGTGGCGCTGCCACCGCCACCAAGCCCGCCGCCTCCAAGCGCGATGCCCTCCCCGATGAGGTCACCAACGCGGGGTCCGAGGACGGCGCGCCCGCGCAGACCGTCAAGGCCAAGGGCGATCCGTTCGGTAACGTCGGCGATCCCACCGGGGTCAGCGGCTACAAGCCCGGCTCGTTCATGGGCCAGCTGGTCCTCATGCACGCCACCGAGACCGGGTGGATGAAGACCAGCTCGAACACGCCGGAGAACCCGCAGAGCGAGTACGTCCGGTTCGACATCATCCCGCTCACGGTTCCCGAGGAGGGCGCGCCGACGCGCAACCCCGCCACCAAGGACGCCGAGGGCAACGTCACCGTGCTGAACAAGGACGGCGATGTCGAGACGTTCGAGGCGTATGAGGTGGGCGAGCGGATTGACGACGTGCTGATCTTCAACAAGCCGTTGGTCCGCGAGGGCAAGAAGGCCCTGGACAACGGCACCGCCTGGGTGCTGGGCCGGATCACCCTCGGCCAGAAGAAGCAGGGTCAGTCGCCGCCGGTCATCCTGGTCGCGGCCGACGAGGAGGACAAGTCCCTGTTCCAGGAGTGGCGCAAGGCCCAGGGGTAGGCCCCTGAGATAGGACGAGGCCCCGGTGAGATCGCTCTCGCCGGGGCCTCGCTCTCTGCGCCCACAACCATGAAGGCTGGGGCCAGAATAGCGCCTACAGGAGCGGACGCGCGAGATTGAGCGCCACCTGGACCCCGCTCAGCCCGCCGAACTCCGGCTGTGGCTGCTCGTAGAGGCCGTGGGTCTGGATGCCCGGCAGCGCCATCAGCAGCCCGATCAGCTCGGGCACCGCCATCACGATGCCCATCAGGCTCAGCTTGGCCGCGATGCGCGCCGCCACCGCGTCGGCCTCGCCGTCGTCGGTCTGAGCCGCGTTGACGATCGGCACCAGCTGCCCGCCGCTCAGGCCGGTGAGGCCCGAGAGGAGCGGGATGGTGGCCGCGTTCCCCAGGAGGCCACTCAGCCCGCCGAACAGCCCGCCACCGCCGCCGCCCAGCAGCCCGCCAGCGCCGGTCACCACCTTGAGCAGGGTCGGGATGATGACCTTGCCCAGGTAGACGATGAACGGCAGCTGGGTCTCCGCCCGCACCACGATGTCGTAGGCAATCGCGGCGATCTCGGAGGTGTTGCACGCATAGAAGTCCGGCGCGGTCGGGGTCTCGGTAACGATGTCGATGATGAGCGCGGCCAGCCAGGGCGGCGCGACATAGCCGCTGATGCCCTTGCCCTTGGGATTGCGCCCGTACCGGGTCGGCCCGCCCTGGCGCGCCGGATTGCCGAACGCCACGATGCCGACCAGCTTGGGCCGGAGCGCCTCGAACACGCCGCCCTCGCCGAACAGCTTGGCGCACGCCTGGATGATGCCGTCCGCGCTCTGGCTGTAGCCGCAGGGCATCAGCTTGAACGAGGCCGGGAGCGAGGCCACCTGGGCGTCGGTGATCGCCTGGCCGGGCTGGAGCTTCACGCCATAGCCCGGCAGGATGTCCTCGCGGATGCGCCGCTCGAACTCGACGGCCTCCAGGGCGATGGTGTCGATATAGCTCTGGCCGGAGTCGCCGCCCATCAGGCCGAGGTAGCCGCCCTTGGGGTAGCCGCAGGGCCAGTGATGGACCCCGGCGTTGTCCTTGAGCCACTCGCCCATGTTGAACGGCGGGCCGACCCACCAGTCCACGCCGGAGCCGGGCGCGCTCAGGAAATGGCTGTCGGTGACCAGGTGCGGCGGAGGCGGGTTCGCGCCGCCAGCGCGCGGCTCGATCTCCAGCTGGACCTTGGTGTCGTAGTCGAGCCAGCCGGGCCGGTTCATCCTCGGCCCTGGCTTGGCCCCGCGAGCGATCTCGTCGTTGCGCTTGGACTGGAACGTGCGCAGCGCCTCGCCGAACGCCTCGGTGTAGAGCGGGGTGCCGTCGTTGGCGGGCTGGCCGTAGGAGAACCGCCGGAGGTATTGCTTGGCCTTGACGATGTTGGGGTCGATGTCGCCCACCGTGTTGGGCGGGTGCCAGGCCGGAGCTGGCGCGGTCACTCAGTCACCTCGCCGGTCGGCGCGGCCTTCTTGGCGCGCTTCTTGGGCGCGGCCTTCTTCGCCGGAGCCGGGCCGGTGAGATCGCCGCGAGGGCCGGTGGCGAGCGCCATCAGCTGGGGCAGCGTCCCGATCAGCGGCACGAACGCCTGGGCGATGGCCTTGGCGTCCTCGGGGTAGTGCTCGGCGGCGAACGTGCCCTCGGCCGGGCCATGCTCGGCGACCCGGCGCACGTCCTCGGCGAACGGCTCGAACCCGGCCATCGCGCCCAGGATGACGTTGAGGTTGAACGCATTGCCATCGGTGAACAGCAGGATGCCCACGGTGTCGTCCACCTTGCCCGGCCCGCGCGCGAAGATCGACCGGCTCGGCCAGCCGTGGTCCAGGCTCGGGTAGCCCAGAATCTTGTCGCGGATGGCGATCTGGTCCTCTTGCGATAGGCCCATCAGGAACCCCTCCTCGGTTGTGGAGCCGCCGCCGGATGGCCCGGCTGCGGCACGCTTGGCGATCTCGCCACGGAACCAATCCATGTCGAGGTTGGCGGGGTCTGGCTTGCCCTGGGCGTTGATGCCCAGCGGGTTCTCGGCCCCGGCCCACTCCTTGTGGGCAATCTGGTGGTCGGGCGGGAGCGTGCCCTGGAGATACCAGGAGATCGCCCCGCCGATGTTGATCATGGCCTGGAGCTGCTCGGGTGGCCAGGGGTTGTGAAGCTCCTGCGGACCCCAGCTGTAGGCGCACTCGATGCCGATGGAGCGTTGGTTCATCGCGCCGCGCGCCACGCCCGGCCAGATGCCGTCGCCCGCGTGCCAGGCGATGCCCGAGCCGGTGAGCACGACATGGCCGTCCTCATGGACGAGCATCGTCGCGGCCAGGCCCAGCGCAGGGTGATGGGCGATGCCCACGTCGGTCTCGTTGACCGAGCCGGTGTGGTGCCAGACCACATAGTCGATGACCCCGAAGTCGCCGTGCCCGCGCTGATCCCAGGGGATGCCCTCCTGGTCGGTGTAGGTGCTCACGCTCACGCCGAACGCGCGGAGCAGCTCGGGCAGGTAGAGCGGATCGCCGCGGTGGCCGGGGTTGGGCTGGATGACCGGGGCGGGCGGCTGAGTCGGCGCTGGCTTGACCGGCGAGGGCACCAGGGGCGGCAGCGGCGTCGGGCTGGTGGCCAGGGCGCGCCGGAGCAGGCTCCAGCAGTAGTCCCAGTGCTTGGCGTAGGCGTCGGGAACGCCGCTGCCCTGGACGCGCTGGATGATGGCGTTCGCGCCCCACGGCTCGGAGACCTTCTGGTAATCCTCCGACATCCGATCTTGGAACGTATCGACGGCGCTCTCCAGGCCCATGCGCTGGGCCATCGACCCCCACCAGTTGTCGCGGTCGCCGGGCGGGAGCACCTCGCCCGCCCGGCCGTTCTGCTGCTGGAGATAGCCGACGCTGCGGCCGTCATCGCTCTCGGAGTCGTGGTCGTACTTCTCCGAGCTGGGGTCTTTGCGGTTCCAAGGGCACCAGAAGTCGCTCTCCTGGCGGATGCCCATCAGGGTGATGACCGAGGCCAGCTCGGGGTTCTTCTGGCCGCGCTTGATGCTGACCGCGTGGACCCGCCGAGCGATGTTCTCCTCGGTGTCCAGAGGGGTCGCGTTCTTCTGCACGAAGCTCACGCCATCACACGGTATCAGGCGGGGGTGTGAATCCCTCCTTAGTCGGGTATCTTCAGAGGAGTAGGCGGGATCGCCCCGCCGGAGATAGGAGATCGAGATCATGGGAAGCCCATTCGCCACCAGCACCGGAACCATCGCGCGGATCGCCAGCGAGGCCAGCGCCTCCTACGCGCGCAGCCTGATGATGGAGAAGGCCCTCGCCAGCGGCACCTCGGAGATCGAGGCCGGGATGCGCATCGACGGCTGGCTCATCGGCCGCAGCCAGCGCGAGGTCAGCGCCACCATCGACCGCCTCAAGAGTGAGGGGTTCACCGGCCGCGCCAAGACCGCCGCTCCCAGCCAGGACGGCATCCCCAGCGCCGAGGTCGTCCCGGCCGGGCGCTACGCCATCGAGACCGAGGACGGGGCCACCAATGGCCTGGCCTTCTACAAGGTGGATCGCCCCGAGGAGGGCAAGTGGGCGGGCCGGGTGTTCGTCAAGCTCATGGTCTCCGATGAGGAGCAGCGGATGAGCTGGGCAGCCACCAAGTCCATCCTGGCCAAGATCGCCGAGGTCGGAGCCGCCGAGGCCAGCGCGCGCTACGGCCATGAGATCGGCGAGTGCGGCGTCTGCGGCCGGACGCTGACCAACGACGAGAGCCGGGAGCGCGGCATCGGCCCGATCTGCGCCGCCAAGAACAGCTGGTGAGCATCGCCGCCGCCAGCTCCACCACCCCGGCCCCGGCCCTCCCAGCGAGGGCCGGGGCCAACCCCCACCAGAAGGAGATCGACGTGACCACCCCCACCCGCGAGCGCCGCCCCGAGACCCATAGCTGGGGCCTGGGCGAGATCATCCGCGCTCACCGCCTGTTCATCGGCCTGAGCCAGCGCGAGATGGCCGAGCGCGTCGGCAAGGACCGGCGCGACTACCAGCGCATCGAGAACGGCCAGGACAAGTGCCCGCCGGGCCTGCTGAGCCAGGTCGAGGAGCTGAGCGATGCGTTCGCCTACCAGGTCGAGCGCGTCCTGGACGAGGCCGAGCGCCGCGCTGAGCGCCCCGGCGCTGGCCCGCTGGAGCTGGCCGTGACCATCGGCGGCTCCCCTGGCAATGAGTGGGACCGCCTCGTCGCCGGGCGCGCCGCGGTGGAGACCACCGAGACCGCGCCCATCACCCTTACGGTGATCGAGAACCGCGCAGAGAGGAGCGCCTGATGAGCGAGACCACCACCTCGGTGACCCGCTACCTGAGCCGCCAGGATGTCGCCGAGCGCCTCGGCATGAAGTCGGTGCGCTCGCTGAGCGGCATCGAGCTGCCGCCCCACGATGTCGAGGTCGGCATCCACAAGGGGTGGCTGCCCGAGACCATCGACGCCTGGCACGCCGAGCGCCCTGGGCGCGGCTGGCACGGCTCCCGATGAACACCCGGCTGTTCCTGGCCGGGGCGCTGGTGCTCCTCGCCGGGCTGGACTCCGACTACCGCCGCGCTTGGGTGGTGGCGGTGTTCGGCCTGGCGATGATCGCCGCCTCGATCCTGCCCGCGATTCTGGCCCGCTCAGCGGCTCCAGGAGCGCCTAACGCCGCCATCCGCGCCCAAGTGGGCCAGCGGGAGCGGATCGTGCGCGAGAGCCGCAGAGAGACCCGCGAGCGATATTGGCCGTTCGACCGGCGCTAGCCCGCCTCCAGGTAGGACAGCGCCGGGCTGAATAGCCGCGAGCCGCCGAACTCCTTGGCCCCGTTCATCACCATCGCCACGCTGCGCGCCCCAGCGCCGCCGCTGACACCGTTCCAGGAGCCGATGGGGTCGCCATTGCGCAGGAGGGTGTGCTCGGTGCCAGCGCGGATCAGGCGCAAGACATCGCCCGGCCCGGCCTGGCCCAGCTGGGGCGCGACGATGGTCTCGGTCCCGCCGACGCGGCGCACGATCCCGGCCGTGGCATTGCGGATGTCGATCCCGATACCCACCGCGCCGGAGCCGTCGTTCGAGTAGTTCCGAAACACCTGGGTGGCGAACCCAGGATCGCCGAGCTGGCTGAGCTGGACCTCCAGGTAGCCGTCGTCGGCCGGGAGCAGCGTCGGGTGGCGGAACCGCGAGCCGACCTCGGAGAGGTTCATCAGGCCATCGGGGATCAGCATCCTCGCGCTCTGGCCGACCACGCCGATGACATAGCAGATCGGCTCCAGGATGCTCCCGGCGATGTTCTTGTACTGGCCGCAGGTCAGGGTGCCCACGACGTTCCCGGCCTCGTCAATGACGTAGTTGAGCGGGTCGGTGATCGCGCCGGTCAGCTGATCGGGCACCAGGCCGATCATCTGGGCCACCTGGCCGACCACCGGAATCTTGCCGATCAGGCTGTCGATCTCCAGGGTGCCGCCGAACCACTCCTTGAGAATCTTGCTCAGCTCGGAGCCGATCAGCGGGATGCCGTTGATGAGTCCCAGGAGGCCGTCTGGCGGCGCTGAGCCGCCCCAGGCCCCGCAGTAGGCATCGACCAGGCTGGTGCTCGTATCGGCCACCAGGAGGCCCAGGTCGTTGACCCCGCCCTCGACGTATTGCACGACGCGGCCGATCTCGTTGTCCAGGCCATCGCGGATGCCGCCGAGGCCATCGGAGATCAGCGTGCCGAGGTCTTCGCCGGAGCACAGCTCGTTGATCCACCCCTGGAGGAACCCGTCCCAATCGAACCCGTCGCGGATCGTCGCGCCCGACCACATGAGCGTGGAGCCGCGCCTGATCTCCTTGATGACCGTCGAGCCTCGGCGGATGGCGGTGTAGTTCGGCGCAGCTGCGCGCTGGATCGGCATCGGCGGCTCAGCTGATGTAGTAGGTCGTGTTCGGGTCTTTGACGCCCAGGGCGTTGTACTGGGCGGTGGTGAGGTAGACCCGCTTGTCCTCGATGGGATTGCCCGCCGCGTCGTAGGCGGTGCTCACGCCCAGGCCCGCCTTGGCGGCGGTCACGCTGTCGTCCTGGAGCGCGGCGGTGGGCACCGAGTCGTTGGCCATGTTCTGGGCCTCGACGCCGCCCTCGGCGATCTCGGTCGTGCCGACCGCGCCCGCCTTGATCTTGTCCTTGCTGACGGCGTGATCGGCCAGCTCCGCCTCGCCGACCTCGCCGGGCGCGAGGCCAGGGGCCAGGTGCTCGATCTCAGCGGCCACCTCGGGATCGAACTTGGAGCCAGCAGCCGCCGCCGTGTCGAAGAATACGGAGGTGATCGCCATGAGGTCAGGGTAACGGGTCGGAGGGCAACTACCCGGCACCCGCGTTGAGGAAAGCGTCGAAGCTGGCCTCGACCTCCTCGTCGGAGAACCCAGGCGGCGGGGCCTGGTATTCGCTGCCGTCGATCTTCACCCTGGTCATGTCGGGTTTGTAGAGCTTGTCGAAGTAGGAGGACAGCGCCGCGCGGGCCTCGGTCTCGGACTTCTTGCCGCTGGTCGATGCCTCCGCGCCGAGCTGCTCGATGGCGTCGAGGACGATGTGCATCGAGGGCACCTCGGCCATCACATTGCCGACGCCGTGATCGGCGAAGCGCAGCCGCAGCGCCCTCCAGTTGTGAGCGGCCATCAACGCGAGATTGATGACCGCCGAGTAGGGCGGGCAGTACCCGCCGTTGCAATCGCGCGGCTCACGCGGAGCATCGCGTCGGGCGGCATGTCGGCGTCGGGGTCCATCATCCGGCTCAGCAGGCCCTCGAACTCGCCCTCGGCCAGGTGGTTCTGGACGAAGATGTCGAGGTGGTCGATCCGGCTCTGGCCGGAGACCTTGGCGTTGGCAGCGCCAGCCAGGGCCGGGATGGCGTTGGGCAGAGGCTTGCGGGCGTGGATGATCCCGACGCCCTCGACCTCGATCTCATGGAACGGGTGGCCGGGAGGAGTCGGCGCGTCCTCGGCGTCGGACTCACAATCGGCATAGCCAGGCGGTGGATCGTACAAATTGCCCTCCGAGGTCGGGAATGACCTCAGAGTACCGGCACGGCGAACAGATCGAGGCGCGTGCCGCCGGTCTCGTAGCTCGACTCGGTGCCCGAGGTGCCGCCGTCGATGGAGGTGTTCTCCCAGAACTCGCTGACGAATCGCAGCTCGACGCGGGCGGTGATCCGCTGGCCCGGCTCCAGGCGCGCCCAGCCAGCGCGCTCGGGCGCGAGCGGGATCGTGACGGCGTTCATCCGTTCCTCGATGACGCAGAAGGAGGTGCCCAGGGCCAGGGTGCCCGAGCGGGCCTGGTCCGCGCCGCAGCCCACCATCGAGCAGGGCACCAGCGCGCCAGCATCGCCGGGCGCGTTGAGCTTGTATCCCGAGCTGAGCACCAGCGCGCCGCGCGAGCGGGCCTGGAGGGTGACCCGGCAGCCGCCGCGCGTGATCAGGCCGTAGACCTCTTGCGGCACAGGGGAGTTGTTGACCCACTCCAGCTGGAGCGAGTGGAGCAGATCGTTCTTGTTCCCGGCCGAGCTTGCCGCCTGGCCGAGGCCCGCCAGGATCGAGGTCGAGCCGAACATGCCGGGGATGAAGGAGAACAGCGAGCCAAACAGCGAGCCGAGGCTGGCGAACGGATTGATGCCGGTCACGCCGCCGGAGGTCAGGGTGACCGCGTAGCTCCCGGCCTTGCTCATCGCCTCGACGCTGCGCACCTGTCGCCATTGCATCCACGGCTGCGGCTGGATCGACCCATCGGGGAGCACCTCGAAGTGGTCGGGATCGACGCAGGGGAACGGCTCGGTCATCAGAGAGACCCTACCGGCGCGGCCAGGGCGATCAGCCGCGTCCATCGCGCGTATGCCTCCCAGCGCGGCGTCACATCGGAGTTCGAGCCGGGGATGATCCAGGTGCCAGGGGTCTGCACCGCGGCGAGGTAGCGGAAGTGGAAGCTCTGGCGGGGCGGCACCGTCCCGATGCTCACCCAGGTCTGGAAGTCGTCGCCGTCCAAGAAGTAGCGGCCGAACTGGATGTCATCCGCCGCCACGCTGGCCCGGTCGATCTGGAGCCGCCCGCCGAAGGTGTTGGCGATCACGCTCGGGAAGTCGGCGCTCGGCTCCTTGCCGATGAGGTGGCTCCAGGCGTCGTGGATCACCACGGTGCTGGGACTCTGGGCGATGATCGAGCGCGGCGCGGTGTGGACGAGCACCCAGACCCGCTGGCGATCCGGCGAGTTGTTGAACCACGTCAGGTCGCCGTCGATCATCGTCACCGGGTCCGGCGAGAGCTTGATCTCGCCGTCCTTGGTGCTCTCCAGGAATTGCTGCGCGACCACGCGCGGGAGCCAGGTCCGGCGCACCCCGAGGCCGTTGGTGTCGCTGATCATGTACTCGCCAGTGCAGAGCTTGAGGCTGCTCATCAGCCGATCACCCGCTTGCCCTGGTAGGGGAACGCCTGGAGCTGGATGCGCGCCCAGCCAGCCTCGGCCTGGTGATCGGGAGCGTTCTTGTTGGCGTTGTCGCTCCACGGCTCAGGGGTCCAGACGTACTGGCGATACCAGACGGCGATCTTGTCGCCCGGCGCGACGGGGCCGAGCCACTCCTCGGTCGTGTTCGTCCCCCACCAGTGGAAGTACTTGCCGGGGTTCGGCTCGGCGACCGAGTTGGTCCCGATGTCCTCGGCGCTGCCCACCTGGCCGTTGAGGATGCCCGAGGTGACCGGCTCGGCTGGCTCGATGGGATCGTCGCCCTTGGGCGTGATGGCGCTGCTCCAGCGGTCGCGGAACTGCACGGCGTTGGGATTGCTGGTCACCCATCGCCGCCAGCGCCGGGTGATCAGCACGCGGATGTCGTGCTCGACCGGCGCATCATTCGTCCAGCTGACCTTGCGGTCGATCAGCAGCAGGCCGGGCAGGGTCTTGGTCTCCAGGAGCTTGGTGGTGTCGCCGCTGGAGCTGGCCACCACATCCACGACATTGCGAGGGCGGCTCCAGGGCGCGAGGCGCAGCTGGCCGTCAGGACCGATGATCAGATTCTCGGCCACGCACACGGTCGGGGAGGTCACCGGCTCAGGGTATCGCGCTACCGTGGGCGGCATGAGTCTCAAGAGCTGGACACGCGAGCTGATCATCGAGGTGCTCCAGGACGAGCGCACCGAGAAGGTGGCCCTGAGCGTCGGCGGCAAGCTGGTCACCCAGATCGTCCTCCCGGCCATCACCGTGGCCGTGGGCGCGGCGGTCGAGAAGGCAGCCGACCGGCTCACCGATCTCGATCAGGACGGCAAGCCCGACATCGGGGAGCTGACCGATGCGGCTCACGCCTCGATCCAGAAGGTGCTGCCGCCGGGGATCACGCTCCCGGTGATCGGCGATCTCGGCTCGTTCATCGGCGGGTTCATCCCCGACCTGTCCGGCCGCTAGCTCAGGTCGAGCTTCTCCCACTTCACGACGGGGGTCCGATACAGGCCCACGTTGCGCACCAGCGGGTTGGTGAAGTGGAGCGCGGCGAACTCCTTGACCTGCTCCTCCGCCGCCGCCTTGTTCTGGCCCAGCGGGGTGTACTGCTGGCTCCAGTTCTCATCCTTGGCGGTGAGCGCGAACAGATCGGCCTCGTAGGCGCGCTTGGCGTCCTGGTGGGCGCTCAGGGCCTTGGCGTAGCGATCCTGCTCGCCCTCGGGCGCGTCAGAGGCCACTGGGAGCGGCTCCATCGGCTGGGCGGGGAGCTTCTCAGCCGGGCCGGTCCAAGCCTCGAACCCGAGCGCGTAATCGTAGGTGGCCATCGAGGTGATCCTAGCTCGCCAGCGGGCCGAGGCTCAGGGGCGCGCTGGACACGCGGATGATGTCTCCGGCCACGCCGCCCTTGGCCACCGAGGCGGCGGCGCTCCAGAGCGGGTTACCGCCGGAGGCGGCGTCCCAGAACGAGCCGTGGGTGATGGTGTTCGCGCCGCCCAGGGTGTGCTCGGGGGTGCCGCTGATGTTGATCGCTCCGCCGCTGGCGGCGCTGAAGGGCACCGCCACCCGAGCGGTATTGCTGGCCACGTTGGCGGTCATCGCCGCGCCGGGCGCAGCGACATGGGCCTGGAAGTAGACCGTCGTCGGAGGGGTGTAGGCCACGCCACGGCAAACGTGATCGAGCAGCTTGTTCGCCAGGTAGGTCGAGATGCCCTCCGCCATGCGTCACAGCCTAGCGGTCGGGCGTGGCCAGTAGCCGTCAGCACACGGCTCATGGTCGGGCGCGAAGGGCCGGGCCTCGCCGACGCGGAAGTGCTCGCCGCGCTCATGGCGCTCGGCGTCACCGATGCGCAGCCAGAGCCATTGCTCCCAGCCAGCAGCGGAGTGGACCTCCGGCGGCACCACGAACGGGTAGGCCATCGGGATCGAGCGCGAGGGGTCTTGGGCGTCGAGCGGCTCGGAGGTGATGATCAGCGCCAGGCCGGTCACCTCGCCGTGGCCGTCGTCGCGGCTGCCCTCGATGAGCTGGAAGCTCCAGCCGGGCCGGTAGTGGAAGTCGGCGAGCAGCTCGGCCAGCGCCTCGGGATAGGGCGCGGTCCAGGTGACCTGGCGGGTCATGCGTTGTCGGGGATGTCGTAGTACTTGAGCGCCAGCTGATCGTGGACGCGGGCGAGCACCACCTGGCTGAGATCGTTCGCCGCCTTGATGTACGCCGCCTTGGCCGGATCGCTGTCGGGGAGCTTGGAGGCGTTGACCAGATACCGATCAGCCTCGGCGAGAATCTGAGAGCGGGTGAACGCGAACGCCATTCCGACAGGCTAGCCGCTACTGGCCCGCGCGGAACCACGCCTGGCCGCGAGCGCCCTTGCCGCCAGCGCCAGCCGGGAGACCGAAGAACCCGGTATTGCCGCCGCCTCCGCCGCCACCAGGAGCATTGCCCGCCGCCGCGCTGTTGGCCGTCGCGCCGCCGCCCGCGTAGTTGATCCCGTTGTAGTTGAGGGTCTGGGGCGGGCCAGCCGCGTTACCGGCGCGCCCGCCGGAGAAGAACCCGCCGCCCTGGCCACCGGGCGCGGTCGCCGTCGCGCCGCCGACGTTGACGGTGATGGTCAGATTGCCGCCGGGGTTGCCGTTGATCGGCAGCCAGCCCGCTGGCCCGCCAGTGCCGCCGTCAGGGATCGCCCCGGTGATCGCGGTGGCCTGCCAGGGGATGTCGCTGCCTCGGATGATCGTGCCGTAGAGCCACTGCCCGCCGCCTCCGCCGGAGCCGGTGCCGATGGCCCCGTTACCCGAGCTGCCGCCGCCTCCGGCGGGCATCAGAATCCACTCGATCCAGTTCGAGTAGCGCGGGATCGTATAGCTGAAATTGCCTACCGCGCTGAATGTTTGGCTCGCCGTCGCCTGGGCCGGGAACCCCATCGCCAGCCCGCTGCTGGCGTTGATCGTCTGGGCTAGGGTCTCCATCAGCACGGCCTGAGTGCTCAGCGAGCGCCCGGCGACGATGGCCTGCGGCATGGTCATCGGGAAGATCGGGACCAGGCTCAGCTGGCGGTTGGCCACCAGGGCGGCGGGCACGTCGATGGTGCGCAGCTTGGTCAGGCTCAGCAGCTCGGTCATCTGGAGCGCCAGCGGCACGTTGAGCACGCCGACGCGCATCAGCGACAGGTTGCGCTGGATGATGGCGTTGAGCGCCATCGAGGTCAGGTAGATGCCTCGGAACGCCAGGTCGGAGGTGGCCACGATCCCGCGCGCGAGCGTGAGCATCCCGATCTTTTGGAGCGCCAGCTGGCGGTTGGCGTACAGCCCGAGCACCTGGAACCCGACGCCCTGGAGGAAGTCCAGCTCCAGCTCGGTGACCCAGTGGACGGTCATGGCCATGTCGAGCGAGACCACCGCCCACCAGCCGGGCAGGGTGAGGCGCTCGTCTGGCTCCGGCCGCTCGCCGTGCCAGCCCGCCGACCCTGGGAGGATCAGCGCGGGCGGCTCAGGGCGGGAGGGATACCACGGCATCAGGCGATCCCGACGCGGGTCGCAGCGAACCACGTCTGGGAGCCATCAGCCAGGGTCGCAGCATCGCCGGTATTGCTCATCGAGTTCGAGAACTGGAACCCGGCGGCGATGGCATCGCCGGGGTTGAGCGCGATGATGGCGGTGCCGAACGTCGCGTTGGTCGGGGTGGCCATGACGCCGAACCCGACGTTGAACGGGCACTCGTCCATCGGCCCGAGCGCGTACCGCTGCCAGGAGCCGCCCTGGCGCTTGACCCAGAGCAGGCCCGCGCCCGAGGTGCCGGTGGCGAACGCGCCGTGGAAGCACCGCCACTGAGCCAGGTAGGTGCCCTGCTTGGAGACATAGATCGCGTTCTCGCTCGGCGACCAGGTGATGTCCGGCGAGATGTAATCGACGGTCTCGTAGAAGTTGGCCGGGAGCATCGCGCCGCCCGCTGCGATGGTCACGTCCGAGGCGATCCGGCGGCTGGCGCGGAAGGTCGAGCCGACCACCGCGGGCGGCGCGTTATCGACCACGCTGGCCCCGGCGACATTGCCGGGAGCGTTGGAGCCATCGGTCTCCGAGATCGCGCCCCAGTAAAGGTGATTGGAGTCCAGGCTCGACTGGAACGCCGCTGGCTCGATGCCGTCCCAGACGATGGTGTCGCCGGAGAGGACCATGTGGCGGCGGGCGTTGATGCCCACGCCCATCACCACGCGCAGATCGAGGCTCCAGGTCAGCGAGATGCCCGAGGCCCAGACCCGCTCGACGCCGCCGATGTACGCGCCGATGTCGCCCTTATAGCTCAGGAACCCTGTGCAGTAACCCCGAGCGAACACGAACTCGGTCATGGCGGCGTTGGCCCGGCCGACGCTCCAGATGCGCACGTTGGTGCCCTGGCTGGGCGGGCTGGCCATCGTGCCGCGCACGATCTGAAAGCTGGTCAGCGTCGGCGTCGGGTATTGCATCGTGGCCCGGCGGTAGCCGTTGTTGACCATCGACCATTGCGCCTTGCCGCCGGAGATCACCAGGACCGAGGAGCCGGGGCCGGAGTAGCTCAGATTGAACAGGCCCGAGGGGAACGGCCCGTCTGGGTAGTCGGCGAAGTTGATGTTGAACTGGCGACCGCCCACCGTCGAGGCCGTGTTCTGGGCCTCCAACGCCTGGACCTTGCGGGTGTTGGCGGTGAGCATGTTGTAGAGGTTGGCCATCACCTGCTCGGCCGTGGTCACCGTCGCGCCGACCACCGCCTGGCCAGCCTGGGTCGCGCCGGAGAGCGCGCCGGTCGCCTTATCGACCAGCCCGCCGAGCTGCGGCACCTGGCTCAGCCCGTTGGGCAAGGTGATCGCGGCCATGTTCGTCAGCCAGGCGGAGTCGAACGTGCCCGTCAGCGGGTTGAGCTTGCTGATCCGCGCCGCCACATCGGAGAGCTGGCCCTGGCCGGTGCCCACGCCGAACCCGCCGAACACATCGAGCAGGTCCATGAAGTCATCGAGGCGGGCCTGGATGCCGGTCCACAGCCCGCTGATCGCGTCGAGGAGGCCCGAGACATACCCCTGGGGCAGCAGCCCGCTCTTGCTCACGCTGGCCTGGCCGAAGCGCACCGTGCCGCCGGTCGCGGCCGGGGTCACCGTCAGCTCTTGGACCGCGTACTTAGCGCCCGCTGGAACGGGCAGCTGGCCGGTCAGGGTGGTCCAGCCGCCCAGACCGCCGCTATTGCCCGCAGCGCCGCCCTGGGCGGCAAGAACAGGCCCTCCGCCGATCATGGCCCCGGCGGCGTTGTAGAAGCTCACCAGGACGCGCAGAGGGTTGGCTCCCGAGGTGGTCAGCCCGAGCCACTTGGCCTTGGCCATCACATCGAGGGTGTCGCCCTCGGCGACGGGGATGTTGTTCGAGAAGATCGTGTGCGTCAGCCCATCGGCGATGGTCTGGGCCACGCCGGGGGTATCGACGCCATCGGTGTCGAGCCAGTCCCAATCGGGCAGGTCGATCAGCGTGAGCGGATTGCTGAAGTCGGGATCATCGAGCAGCTCGGTGATGATGTCGCGGATGTGCGCCAGCGGGAGCAGCGGCAGCCGCGAGACATCGACCGGCCCGCCCAGCTCGATCTTGAGAAAATCGCCGAGCTTGGCGAGGGCCTGGAGCGGATCGACGCCGCTGCCGGTGAGCATCTGGTAGAGGTCGGCGAACTTGCTCTGGATGATCCCGAGCACGTCCTCGATGGGACCGCCGCCGCCCACGCCCTCCAGCGCCAGCTCCAGCTGCTCGGGGGTGACGAACTTGCTCTCCAGGCCCGAGAGGTTGATCGCCTGGCTGGCGATCTCGGTCGCGCCCTCGCCGTCGATGAGCACCGTCTGGCCGGGCCGGGTGGCGATGAGGTTCCCGGTGGCGTTGTCGGTGCCCAGCACCCAAGGCCCGACGCGCACCGTGCGGGCGCTCTCCAGCCGGGCAATCCGGTCGTGGAGATTGCGCACCAGCTCGGCGTCGGTGCTCGGCGCGCGGCCGGGGATCGTGGCTGTGCTCATCGCCCTACCGCCTGCCCGCCCAGGGTGACCGTGGGCTGATTCTGGGATGTCGCCACGTCCAGCTCGATCAGCGCGCCCTCGGCGTCACGATCCGGCAGCGAGTCCATCGTCACCTTGACGCTGGCGCTGCCCTGGCGGCGCTCGACCTCCACGCTGGTCAGCTCGACCATCTCGCGGATGCCATTGCTCTCGATGACGAACCGGGCCGAGGGCATCAGCTCGTCAATGTGGACCGGCGCGTCGGGATGCAGCTCGGTGCCGCTGGGCAGCTCCAGCCTGGTGCGCACGCTCCCGGTATTGCGGACGTACTGCTGAGCGGCGCGGCGCACGTTGCCGACGCCGAACATATCGTCCAGGTTCTCGATGGTCTGGAGGTTCTGGCCGAAGTAGTCCACGCGCGCCCTGGCCAGGTTGTCCGGCCCGCGCACCAGCACGTCGTTGTAGACCGCCGAGCCATCGCGCACCAGGTCGATCCCATCGCCGAGGAAATCGTCCTCGCCCAGGCTGGCCACCGGGTCCAGGCCGACCGGCCCGATGATCGGCGCGCCGCTCACCACCGCCCAGCGCAGGCCGAGGTTCACCAAGTCCTTCATCGTCTGATCGAGGAGCTGGGCGTCGGTGATCACCTGGAAGTCGTACCGCTCGCCCTCGGGGTCGGTGCGCACGATCGGTGCCTGATTGAGGCCCTGAGCCTCGATCATCGACCGCCACAGCTCTCCGGCGATCCAGGCCGGGTCCGCGCCATCCCATCGCTTGGTCATCGGGTTGCGCGTGCGGTTGAGGTAGGCGGCGTGATCCTTGACCTCCAGCGCCAGGCCCGAGCGATTGGCGGTGGCCTTCTGGATGGGTCCGCTCCAGAGCAGCGCGTCACGCGGGCCATCCCAGATCGAGACCCAATGCAGCCAGGGCACGATGTCGGGGAGCCGGTCCAGGCCCGGCTGGGGCGGCAGCGTCAGGCTGGCGTTGGAGGCGTCCCGCTGGCGACGGCCCCAGGTGGCCTCCTGATAGTGCTCGGGGAGGAACTGGTAGAGCACCACGCCCGAGGCGGTGTGGAGGCTGATGATCTGCTCGTCGGTGACGATCACCGCTCATGCCTCCCGATCAGCCAGGCTCAGCTCGATCTCGAACTGGGCATCGCCATCGGTGACGGCCACCAGCTCCCAGCATCGAGAGCGGTCGATGATGGCCGGACGCCAGGGCGATCCCTTGGGCGTGGAGACGATGCCGACCGGGCGGCGGCGACGGCCATTGTGGAAGACCCAGTAGTTGCCGCTGATCCCGTCGAGGTGAAGCTCCGCCGCTGGCGGCAGCTCGTTGACCTGGAACGGGAACTGGTCGATGTCGCAGCCGCGCAGGGCGGCGCAGAGCCGGTAGCTCCCCTGGAGGGTCAGATCGCGCACGCCGGTATTGCGCACGATCACCGTCGCGGCGGTCTCATGGCACCGCTGGGGGTACTCGAACGTCGGCAGCTCGAACACATGGGTCACCACCGCGCAGACCGGCAGGCAGCCGCCGCAGGTCGGAGGCGGGCTGGTCACCACCTCGATCTTCTCCGGCGCGCAGCTGGCGGCGTAGAGCACTGGCATGTCCTCGCAGCTCTCCGGCTCGTCGCAGTCGGCGGCGTGGACCCACTTGATCGGCTCGGTGACCACCTCATCCCAGGCCACCGGCACGTCGATGGGCGGGAAGTAGGCGAAGGGCCGGGTGACCGTCAGCTCCCAGGTGACCCGGTACATCGTGGCCTGGCTGTTGGGCTTGCGGCTGGCGTTGATCGCATCGCTGATCTGGACCTCTTGGCTGAGCACGACGCCGTGGACCTCGCGCACCAGGCTGGCCGGATCAGCGGCGGAGTGCTCGGGGTGAGCGGCCAGGTAGCGCAGCACCGAGTCGGTTCGATTGTTCGTGTCGCGCAGCTGGCAGTTGAGCCACTGGAGGCCATAGGTCAGCCCGGCGTTGGAGCAGGCCATGAGGATCGCGTCGAACGTGACCTTGCGGCTGGCATTGCGGAACGGCCCCGGCGCGCCGCCGTCGCCCGCCATCTCGGTCACCGCCCGCTCGACCGGCGCGACATCGAGGCCCTTCACGTCCATGACCCAGATGCCGGAGAACTCCGCGCTCTCGGGCACGCGCACCGAGTACCAGGGTGCCAGCTCGGGGCGATAGATGGAGTCGCTCAGCAGCTCGGCCAGGCCCGGCCAGGAGTCGTCGTAGCCGATGCGCTCGCGGCAGGGGAAGCAGAGGTTGTCCGGCGTCCAGCAATCGCCGATGACGGCCAGGCCCGGCCCATAGAGCCGTGAGCCGTCCGGCGGAGTGCCCAGGAGCCGCCCTGGGGCGATGGGCACCGAGGAGGCCGGAACGGTGCCCAAGAGCCGCCCTGGGGCGATGGGAGCCACCGAGCAATCCTGGTCGGGGGTGAGCAGCCCGATGTCCCGCGTGGGCACCTCCGCCCCGATATGGGCCACCACGCGGGAGGAGTTGGCGATCTCCACCCCGTTGAGGGCGAAGTAACCGCGGAACGCCACACGCCCTCCTTCTACGGCATCAGCTGGAGCAGCCGGTTCTGAATCTTCTCGGGAGTTTCCCTCCCGCCGATCACTGTAATGGGCGCGTTCACCGTTCGGTCGCCGCCGCGTCCGAACCCGCCCCGCTCCAGCGCGTTGACGAACCTGGAGAACAGGCTGGTCTCGGTCGGGCTGAGCACCAGCTCCGGCTCGGCGGTGGCCTTGGGCAGGAACCCGACGCCCTCGGCCATGCCGCCCTCATCGAACAGGCCCAGCCCGCCGAACAGGGCATCGCCGGGGATCATGGTGCCCGCCCCGCCCAGCGTGCCGCCGAGCAGGCCGGTGAACATCCCGAGCACGCCGCCCAGCAGCGTGGCCAGGATGCCGCCCGCCGGGTCGAAGAACCCGGCCAGGCCCGCGCCGCCGAACAGGCCGGTCATCTGATCACCGAACTGGCTCATCAGGCCCTCGGCCACCATGTTGATGATGGTCTCGCTCATGGCCAGGGCGAAGTCGGTGCCGACCTCGGCGGCGATCTCGACGCCCGCCTGGCCAGCCGAGGAGATCACCGAGGACACGATGCCGCCAGCTGGCCCGCCGCCCGCGCCGGAGACCGCCGCCCCGGCCGCGCTCGCGCCAGCCTGGATGACCGAGTTGGCCACCGCCTTGGCGATGGGCACGATGACCTTCTCGATGAGGTACTTGATGATCGCCTGGATGACGATCTTGAGGATGCGGATGCGCTCGGCGGCGGCGGTCTCCTCGCTGGTCGAGCTGCGCTCGATCAGGCCCGAGGTGTCGTTGAGCAGCCGCCCCTGGGCGTCGAACGCCTTGAACGCATCACCGCGGAATTGCCGGAAGTCGCCCGCCATCTCGGTCATCGTGTCGCGGGCCTCGATGGTCACGCCGATCATCTTGAGCAGCACGCGGATCAGGAGGTTGACGATGGTCGAGATGATCGGCACCTCGGAGACCCCGAACCACTCCGCGCCCACGATGTCGCTCACATCGACGCCGCCGCCAGTGGCCATCCGGCGGATGCCGCCACGCTTGGCGAGCGCCTGGCGGAACGCCTCGGCCCCGCTCGCGCCACCCATCCGCGCCACGTCGGTCTTGTTGAACACGAACTCGCCGGGCATGAGCATGGCGGGCACGCTGTCCACGTTGGGCTTGCCGCCCCAGACCGGCCCGCCATCGGCGAACATCCCGCCCATGAGCGCGGTCGGCCCGGCCGCGAGAGCGGTGCCCATGTCGCCGCCCTGGCTGGCCGCGCCGGAGGAGTTGACCGGCAGGCTGGCCACCGCGCTCTTGACGGCCTCGGCGATGGGCGGAGCCGCCGCCTGGCCGATGGAGGTGCCCAGCCCGTTGAGCACGCTGTCCTTGAGATCGCCGAGGGCCTCCTGGACGCCCGCCTTGATGATCGGGGTCACGGCCTCGCTGTTGAGCTTGTCGGCCACCTGTTGCACGACATCGGTGAGCTGCTGGCGCATCGCATCGAGCTGGGCGCTCAGGCTGGTGAGGGTGCGATCCATCAGCCCGGCGGTGTCGGAGAAGATGCGCCCGCTGGCGTCGAACCCGCCCGCGCTCTGGATGTTCTCCGCGCCGACGCCGCCCTGCCTGGTGAAGTCTTGGACGTTGAACCCGAGCGCGGCGGCGAGCGCCATCGGGTTCTGCTCGCCGACCAGCTGGGCCAGCTCGGCGTTGGGACGCCGCTCGCCCTCGGGGATGGCGAAGGCCCCGGTGACCGCGCCGCCGAGGTCGCCGATGACATTGCCCGCCGCCTCCTGCGCGCCGGAGGCCAGGCCATCGGCCACCGGCTTGAGCGCGGTGCCGAGCGGGAACCCGCCCGCGCCGGGCATGTTCACGACGTAGACCTGCTGGACGCCGCCGCTCATCGCGCCAGCGCCGCCCATGCCACCGAGGCCCATCGGGACGTTCCCGGCGGGCAGCGACATGATGTTGGGCATACCGGCCGCGCCCTGGGCATTGCCGCCGTAGGTCGCGCCCTGGCCAGTAGCGCCGCCGCTCTCGAAGTTCACGCCGTTGGGCAGGGTGGCGCGCATGTGGCTGTCGCTCCAGCCGATCTGCAACATGCCGGGCACCGCGCCCTGGACCGCGCCGAGGCTCTTAAGCACCCCGGCGGCGGAGCTGGTGTCGAACAGGCGCTCGGGGGTGGCCTGGCCCTTGGTGATCAGCTCGACCAGATCGGAGACCGCGCCGGAGCAATCGCTCAGCCCGGCGGCGAGATCGCTCGCGCCCCACTTGTAGGCCCCTCCGCTGGCTTGCTGGGCGAAGGAGATCAGGCCCATTGCATCGCCCATCATCCCTGGCGATGCGCCGGGCAGCCCGTTGGTCGGGTAGGCCCCGGCGGCGCTGGCGGGAATCCCGCCGGTCACGTTCGACGCGCCCGGCTGGTAGAGGGCGGAGTAGTTCTGCGGCCAGAGCGACTCGGGCGTGCGCCCTTGCTGCATGGCGTTCATTGCCGCCTGAATCTGCTGCTCGCGCGTGGCAGCCGCCGCCGTCGCCGGAGCGCCCGGCGGCTTGTAGGCGTCCCATGTGGCCTGGTCGAACTGGAGACCGCCGCTGTACTTGGGGTTCGACGTGTTGGCCCAGTTGCCGCCCGCCTCCAGCTTGGCCAGGGCGTCGAAGTTCAGCCCGCCGGTCGCGGTGCCAGGAGCCGCGCCGGGCACCCCGCCCTTCTTGATCGTCTGGTCGTGGAACGCCTGGAGGCTCTTGACCAGCGAGGAGTTCTTCTCATCGAGCACCCCGGTGTAGCCCGGCCCGCCGACCACTTGCTGGATGAGATCGGCGATCTGCTCGTCGGCCAGGCCCGCCTTCTTGTTCCGCGCCGAGGTGATGGCGGTGATGACCGGGCTGTTGGCGTTGAGGCCCAGGCCCGCCACGTCGGCCAGATTGCCGGAGTGGCTGAAGGCCACCAGCCCGGCGGCGATCTTGCCGAAGTCCGCGCCGCCCGCGCCGGGCATCCCGGCCGCGCCCGGCAGCCCGCCCGATGCGCCGGAGGTGAGCGACTGCTGGCTCTGCTGGAGCTGGTCGGTGAACGCCTGGGTGAAGTACTGCACAGGGTCGGAGCCGATGATGGTCTCCGCGTCGAACCCGAGCGCCTCCAGCGCGCCCTTGGCCGCGTCGTAGCCGCGATTCTTGACCTTGAGCGGGGTGCCGAACGGCCCCATGCCGCCGCCGCTCATGCCGGGCAGCTTGCCCACCCGCGCGCTGACGAGCATGTCCTGGAGGCTCTTGCTGGTGGCCTGGAGTGGCCCGTTGGGCGCAGCCTCGCGGCCGGTCAGCACGTCGTAGATGCCCTTGAGGTAGTCGTCCTCGGGGCCTGGAGGCGCGCCGGTCCCGAGGTGCGGGATGCCGCCTGGCTGGACGCCGCCGTCGTCGTAGTACCGCTTGCTCAGGCCCGAGCGGAACATCGAGTTGATCCCGTAGACCGCGCTCGCGCCGCCCAGCCCACGCACCGCCTCGGGGATCAGCACGCCCTCGCCGGGCGCGAGCACCGCGTTCACGATGTCGCGGCCGGGCGCGTAGCCAGGGATGACCATGCCGTCCGCGCCACCGGGGCGCGGGAACGGCACGCCGGGCATGATCTCCGGCCCGGCCGGGTTGGGCTGGGGCGGCGCGCCAGGCGGCTGGACGGTCGGGCTGATGATCAGCCGTTGGTACTGGCTGAAGAAGGAGTTCATGTCCTGCTGAGCGGCGGCGAGCTTGCCCTGGTCGATCTGGACCTGGATGTTGCCGGTCGGCAGGTGCGTGATGTGGATGCCGAGCGCCTCCAGGGCCTTGTCGGCGTCGGTCACCGCCTGGCTGTTGGCGTTGAGGACCACCGGCTTGCCATTCACGATGTCCACCTGGTAGCCCAGGTTGCGCAGCAGCTCGACGGTCGCGGGCGCGTTGGGCATCCCGATGTCGATGGGCACGTTTTGCGGGATCGAGGCCACCGAGGTGCGGACCACGCCCGCCGCCCCGGCCACGTCGGTCTGGAGGATCGTGGCGAGGTTTTGCATCGCCGGGCCAGCCACCTGGGCTTGCTGCTGCATCCCCATGATCTGGTCGCGCATCTGCTGAAGCTGCTGGGCGGCGAACGCGCCGTCCGGCCCGAGCATCTGGAGATTGGTGCGCAGCGCGTCGAACACCGGCTGGCTCCCGGTGAGCTGCTGAGCCAGCTCGGCGTTGGACAGCCCGAGCTTGGTCAGCGAGTCGGAGAACCCCTTGGCGGCGTCCTCGCCGTAGTGGGCCTTGAGCGACTCCGGCAGCGTGCCGAGCTGCTCCTGGATGCCTTGCTGGACGCCCTGGTCGGCGAGGTTCCCGCTCGCGGCCAGCAGAGAGTCGTTGACCTCCTTCTGAGCGCCCTGGAGGTTGAGGAGGGCCTCGCGCGACTGCTCCAGGCTGGCCTGGTACGCCGCCTGGGCATCCGCCGCCTCCTTGGCCTCCTTGGCGTTCTCGCTGAGCAGGAACGTCACCCCGGCGATGGCCGCGCCGACGCCAGCGCCCACAGCGGTGCCGACCGGCCCGAACACCGACCCGGCCAGCGCGCCGGAGGCCACGGTGGTCAGAGCGCCGACCACCTGGCCGGTCGTGTCGTCGGCGGTCGCCTCGACCGCAGTGCCCGCCGCCATCCCGCCCAGGCCGAGGGTGCCGCGAGCGCCGCCGAGCTTGCTCAGCCCGCGCTGGGTCCGGCCCATCGCGCCGGAGATGCCGCCGCGCCCGGCCTGGGTGTTCCCCAGGGCAAGGTCGGCGGTCTGAGCGACGGTCCCGAGCTTGCCGATCACGGTGTCCAGCCCGCTGATCAGCGGCTTGAATATCGAGGAGGTCTTCCAGGCCAGCAGCGCCACCCCGGCGGCGGTGATCAGGCCGGGGAACGCCGTCAGGAGATCGCTGGCCACGCGGAGGAACGGGAGCAGGATGTTCGACCAGACCCGGCTGGCCTCGTAGACCTCGATCAGCGCCTTGCCGATGTTCTCCAGGATCGGCAGCCACTCCTTGCCCATCTCCCGGCCCTCGCGGAAGAACTCCGCCATCTTGGCCTGGCCCGAGGCGGAGCCGGTGAGCTTCTCCAGCTTGCCGGTGGCGTCGTTGAGCCAGCGCAGGAACCCGCCCTGGTCGGAGCCAGCGGCGTGGGTGATGTTCGTGATGGTCTTGACCAGGTTGAGGCCCGACTCCGCCAGCTGGCGCATCCCGGTGATGCCGTTGTTCATCCAGCGGTCGAAGTCGCCGCTCTCGACGGCGTGGGTGATGAACTTGTCGAACCGCTCAGCGCCCGCCGCCAGGCCATCGGCCAGGCGCGGGAGCGCGTTCGAGCTGCCCGAGGTCAGCGTGAGGATCGCGTGGCTCAGCGGCGCGATGGCCTTGTTGAGCCGAGTCTGGCCCTCGGCGGTATTGCCGAGGATGTGATCCATGAGCGAGAGGTTGCGGTCGCTGCCCGCCTGGGCGGTGAGCTGGCGCAGCGTGCCGTTCCAGGCGTCGGCCACCTTGCCGATGCCGCCGCTGAGCCGAGGGATCGCCTTGCCCGCCGTGGAGTCGATCTCGGCTGCCCAGTCGCGGAACATCCGGCTCTGGATGTTCTTGCGCAGATCGAGCAGCGGGCCACGGTTGAGGTTGGCCACGCTCTTGGCCACGGCGACCGCCGCCGGGTCCATGTCCTTGAGCGCCTCGGTGGCCTTCTCCATGTCCTTGGGATCGCCGGACTTCAGCGCGTCGTTGAGCGCGGAGATGGCATCGCCCATGCCCTTGAACCCGGCCATCGCCACGCCGATGCTGGCACCGGCCGCGCCGTAGACGCCGGGGATGGCCAGGCCCGCCTGGGCGAGCTGCTGCACGCCGCCGACCAGATCGGTGACCACCGCCAGCGCCGGGCCGAGCGAGCCGACGCCCAGAGCCACGGCGTTCATCCCGAGCGGGGAGGTCAGGAAACCGAACCGGCCGCGCCCGCCCTGCATGAATCCGCCGCGGTGCCTATCGACTGGCGGGCCACCGCCGCCGGAGCCTCCGCCAGAACCCCCTCCAGGACCGCCTCCTGTGGGCGCTGCGGCGTTGGCAGCGCGGGCGGCGGTGTTGGCCGCGATGGCGGCGGTCTGCTTCTCCCAGGCCCGCGTGACGGCGTTGATCGAGCGGGTGCTCACGCCCGAGGCGGCGCGGGTCTTGGCGGCGACCTTATCGGTCTCCTCGCCGATGTTGTGGACGGCATCGCTGGCGATCTTGGCCGCAGCCGCCTGGGCGGTGCCCGCCTTCTCGCCAGCCCGAGCGGTCTGGTCGTACTCGCGCTGGACGGCGTTTAGCTCGCGCTGAATCTCGGCCAGGGCGGGAGCGATGGCGCGGCGAACGGCCTCGCCCAGCTTGGCGGAGAGATCGCTGGCGTCGATCTCAACGCCAAGGCTGATCTTCCCGACATCGGTCACCCGGTCAGGTTATCGCAGCGACGTGGGATTACTTGGCAGCGTCGGGCTTATCGGCTGGCTTATCCGCGTTGACCGCCGCCATGACGATCGCGTTGAACAGCTCGCCGACCGTCTCGACATCGTAGTCATTCTCGTCGGGGTCCATGAGCCGCGAGAACACCCGGCCATAGCTCTCCGGCGAGAGGTGCCGGGCGATGAACAGGCCGGTGAGGTCGTTCTTGACGCCCAGGCTGACGTACTTGGAGCTGGCCAGCGAGAAGGCGGCGAGCGCCTGGCGCGTCGGCAGCCGGATGCCGAGCTTGTCGCCCTTGAAGTCGAGCCAGTCGTAGGGCCAATCCTCGCCGAGCTTGGAGACATCGACGCTCGGGGCCAGGGCGATGGTGGTGCCCGGCCCCTCCGGCTCGACCACGGTGGGGTCGGCCTCGGGATCGTCGTCGGTGGCCGACTCCTCGACCGCCGCTACCAGCTCGGGCGCTGGCTCAGCGGCCTCGGCCTCGACCTCGGCGTGGTCGGTGAGATCGGGCGGCGGGGCCAGCTGGGCGTCAGCGGGAGCATCGACCTGGCCCGCCAGGGGAGCCTTGGAGCCGTCAGCGTTGAACGTGGTCATAGGGTCATCCTTCTGTCCGAGGCCATCGACGCGACCATACCACCCTCCCCGAGAAGGGCGGGGAACTCAGCCGTTGAGATCGACGTAGCTCAGCTCGATGTCGGGGTCTTGCGCCGCCACGCGCTGGGCGCTCAGGCGCAGGAACGGCCGGGAGCGCACGCCGGGATGCCAGACGCTCTTGCGGAACACCTCGCGGCCATGCCACCAGAAGTGGAGGTACTGAGCGCGCCGAGCGCGGATGAGGTGGGGGCGGCTGCCCTCATGGACCGCCGCCGCGTAGTCGGCCGTCGCCTCGACGCCGCCGCCCACATGGAACGGGGTGTAGGTCTGGGGCATCTCGCCGATGGTCCGGCCGAGATTGCCGGTGCGCACTGGCACCGCCGCCCGCGCCTGATTGGCGATCCGCCGGGTGATGCTCCGATGCTTGCGCCGGAATATCTGCCCGGTCTGCCGCTCCAGCGCGGCCTCGTTGATGTCGATCCGCGCGGTGGCCCGCGCTGCCATCAGCTCTCGTCAGCGGCGGGCGCGCCCGAGGTGGCGACGTGGCGCTCATACGCCTCGATCAGCTCCTCGCGGTTGGCGTCGGGATCGTGCTCGATCTCCTGCTCGCCCAGGAACTCGCGCCACTTCTCGGCGCTGGCGCTCTTGGCCGGGGCCTTCACCGGCTCGGGCAGCGGGGTCTCCTCGACCTCGCCGGTCTCCTCGTCCACGACCACGGCGAACCCGCGCCGAACGTAGTCGCGGACCTCCTTGCTGTCCTGGACGGTGCGGCGCTCGCCGCGCGCCAGCCCGGCGGCGGGGGTCAGGCTGCCCTCGATGGTGATCTTGGCCATGTGATGCTCCTCAGTAGGTGGCGTACAGAACGGCTGTCCAGGCGATCACGCCGCCCTCGGGGCCATACGGGACGATGGTATCGGTGCCCACTGCACGCTCGCTGGCATCGCGGGTGAGGAGCTTGGAGGCCATGCAGAGGGCCTCCTCCAGCCGCCAGCTCACGTCCTGGCTGATCTCGGCCTCCTTGGCGTACTCCGCCCAGCTCGGCTCCTGATCGACCACCGCGCACCAGCCGACGCCCAGCTCGACGGGGATCACTCGCGGCAGCCCGCACGGCGAGGTGTTGATCGTCGGGGCCGGGAAGGTCTGGGAGCGATAGCGGCGCATCGCGCGGACCCAGACGAACGGCTCCTCGCAGCCTTGGCTGGCGTGGCTATCCCACGCCGCCAGCGGAGCGCCATCGCCAGCGAACCGGCGCACCGTGGTGGTGCCGCCGACCTTGGGCGGGCACTCGCCGCCTGGCTTGAACCAATCGAGCAGCGCGGCCTCCGCCGCCTCGATGACCTCCAGGGCGGGGTCTGTCCGGCAGGGCATCAGATCACGCTCGGCGCGGCGGCGAGGTGGTTGGGGTTGACGCTGGCCAGCCAGAGGTCCACCTCGGGCAGGCCGGTCTTGCCGTTGGCATAGATCACCGCCGGATCGTAGGCCCGATAGCTCACGCCCTGGCGCGAGACCGCGGTGACCGTGCGGGGAAGGCGGCACTTGGAGTCGCCCGCGCTGATCGCGGCCAGGAACTCCTTGGCCAAGATGCCGGTGAGGATGTCCGCGCCGCCGGGCACCGGGATGCCGCGCCGGTAGGTCACTCCCCAGGTGCCCACGTCGCCGAGCGGCCGGTTGAGGTCTTGGCTCGGCCACGGCCCCTCGCGCCGGTAGAGGAGATTGCCCTCCAGGGTCCAGACGTTGGGCGGGAGCACCGCTCCGGCGATCTTCACCTCGGTCACCTCGGCCACCGGGCCGGGGAGGTGGACGACGTTGGGGCCAGCCTCGCGGCACGCGCCCGCGCAGCCGCAGGGCAGGTTGAGCCAGCCGCCCAGCTGCGGCTCCCAGCTCACGACGTAGGAGGTCACCGGGCCAGCGCCGTGGTGATTGCGGAGCGGCTGGCGGCACGGCCGGACGGTGCGCTCCTCCAGGCCGAACTGCCGCCCGCTGAGATCGAACATCACCTGGACGGCGAGGTTCTCGGCGGCGTTGCGCTCGGTCAGCGCCTTGACGAACTCGTCGGTCGGCGGATCGGTCAGCTCCGGCAGCGGCGGGAACGAGCTGCGGTCGATGGGCCAGGCGAAGGAGGGCACGCGGCCAGACTATCGCGGCCGGGTGCCGGGTTGGCGGAACGGCGTGTGTTTCCCTCCCAAGTCGGGTTTAATAGAGCCATGCGCCACAACCACGCCCGCCACCTGGTCATCATCCCTTGCGCCGCCGCCAAGCTCGACACCCCGGCCCGCGCCGAGGAGCTGTACGCATCGGCGAACTTCCGCCACATGCTCGCCGCCGCCAAGGCCACCGCCGCCGATACCGCCGAGCTGACCGGCGAGACCGCCGCCGTGATGATCCTCTCGGCCGAGCACGGCCTGGTCGCCCTCGATGAGGTGCTGGCCCCTTACGACACCAAGATGGGCCAGCGCGGCTGCATCGGCACCGAGCTGGTCGTGGATCAGCTGGTCGAGCTGGCTCCGGCCTCGATCACCTCGCTGCTCCCCTCGGCCTACTTCCAGCGGGTCTGGGAAGCGGTGAGCTTCATCAACGAGGAGGGGTCGGACGAAGACCCTTGGATCGAGCTGATGGACGCCTACGAGGCAGCGCCGGGCATCGGGTTCCAGCGCGGAGTGGCCTCGGCCCTGGTGCGCATCGCCGCCTGAGCCGCCAACGAGACCGGCCCCGAGGGATCACCTCGGGGCCGGTTCCTCGTCGGGTGAGGCTTACGCCGCGACCTGAGCCGGGGCCACGTCGATGGCAGGCTCGCTGGCCGGGCCACCGTAGTAGTAGTTCGTCCCGGTGAACAGCGTGGTGGTCGCCAGGGCCACCGCGCCATCGGTCGGCTCCGGCGGAGCCAGCGGGGTGCGGAACACCGTCAGGTGCTCCTTCTTGCTGGTCGGCTGGAGCAGGCGCACGGCATCGCCGTTCTCGTCCTCGGTGACGTTGTACGGCCCACGGCCCCAGTGCGGCAGGGCGATGGTCCGGCCGGTCAGGGTCAGGGTCGCCACGCTCGCGCCGATGGTGATGTCGCCAGGCACCCACTCGGTCCCGCCGAACAGGAAGTAGCCGTACTTCCGGCCGGAGCCGGTCTGGGCCAGGATCGCGTCGGAGGTCGGGATGTCTGGGCAATCGTCGGCGCTCTTGCCCGAGGTCCACAGCTCGAACGCGATGCCGAAGTCGCTCTCGATCTTCTTGTCGTCGCGGAACCCGACCACCTCATCGTTGGCGTCGAGGATGGTCTCCCAGCCGGTGAGCATGGTCACCACGTCGGGATCGACCTGGCACAGCTCCAGGGCCGGGGTGTACCAGCGGCGCTCCGGCTCGGTGCGGTCGCTGACGCACTCCTTGCCCTCGGCGTTGTCCTGAGTGAGATCGGTGGCGTCACGCATGACCGCGGTGAGGCCAAGGCTGACATAGCCGTTGGTCACCAGGCGATTGCGTGGCCCGGCGATGGGCATCCCGCAACCGTTGATCTTGGTCAGGCGCAGGGTCTTGCCCTTGACGAGGGGGAAGCTGGCACCCATGTCTGGTGGTCCTCCTGGATCAGGCGCAAGGCGCGCCGGTCGGTCGTTCCGAGGTTGGTTCTGAGATTAGGCCAGCGGGGTGCAGCTCACCGGGAGCGGACATCATCGAGGCGATCCTGGAACGGCTCCAGCTCCTCGGGGGTCGCGCCCTTGCGCCGGGCCAGGCCCATCACATCCTGGACCAGCTCGATGAGCGCCAGGCGGATCGAGCCGAGCTTGTCGCGGTCGGCGGTCACCCGAGCGGTCACCCCGGCGGCGTCCTCGAACGCGCCAGCGACGAACGTCCGGTACGCCTGATATGCCTCGGCGCTACCTTTTGAGCGGGTTGACTTGCGCGTATTGAAGAAGTGGAGAATAGCTACGACACCCGCCAGGAAACCCGCCCCGCCGATCATCTGGAGGACGAGTGCGGCGGTCATCGCGTGAGCTTCCGCATCGCCCGCAGGATGTCGCGGTCACGGAAGAAGCTCCACCCCCAGAACACGGCCAGCACCCAGATGGCCAGGCTCGATGGGATGCGCCCCTGGTCGAACGCACTCGCCGCCAGCTGGACGGCGATCACGGTCTGCAAGAAGATCAGCCCGAGCAGCTCGATGCTCAGCGAGCGGTGGAGCTTCTCGGGGTTGATCTTGGCGCGCTCAGCGGCGGCGATGTCCGGCCCGGTGGTGGTCCAGGGCGGCGGAGACTCGCCCTCGACCAGGTAGAGACCGATCAGCGCCAGCACGGCCCCGGCCAGCTGGAGCGCGACGAACGCCCAGGAGAAGCTCTCCGAGCGGGCCACGGCGCTCACGCTGACCGGCGCGCCGAACACCAGCTGGAGCACCGAGCTGATGACCGCCGCGACCAGGATCAGCCGGTACAGCGGGGTCGGGACGAACCGGGTGTGAGCGAGCCAGCGCCCCACCCGCAGACGTGATGCCATCAGCCATCCCTTTGCGAGGACCAGGCCATCCTGGAGCGAGCGAGGAAACACATCGAGAGCACGGCGTAGATCATGGCAGGCGCGAGTGCGCCCTCCCGGTCGGTGTGCTGGATGAACTCGGTGAGGAACATCGCCATGAACATCGCCAGGAGCAGCGCCGTCAGCCCGGTGGTGATCATCAAGCAGCGGTTGTGCGCTCGCCAGCCGGAGATGGCGGTGAGCACGCCGAGGATGACCATCGCCGCGCCCCAGCTCTGCGGCGCTCCCGGCGCTTCCAGCGCCGTCTGATAGATCGAGCTGTCGTTCCACAGCTCCACTCCGTAAACCCATGTGAGCACTCCATACGCGGTCGGGATGATGGCAAGGAGGACCGTCACGACCTGGGCGAACTCCTCCAGGCGCTCCATTCGCCGCGCGAGAGCGTCGGCCCGAGCCAGCCGCTCCTCGCGCGGTGCCACGGTCATCAGCCCGTCGCGGCTCGCCGCGAGGCCCGGCGGCGCGGCGAAGCTCTGCGAGCCTTGCGAACCGCGGTGGCCTGCTTGGGTGAGCCGACCGAAACAGCGACGTGAGTGGGCGATGGCCCGGTGGTAGCAATCGTGGTCGGATGGCCGCTCAGCGCCGGGTTGACCGGAGCCAGCTCGACGGTCTTGGCAGCCGCCGTGGCGATGCCGAACACCTGGGCCAGGGCGGCGCTTATGACCGCCATCTTCTCGTCCTGGATGATGCCGTAGGCCATCAGCACAGCGCCGAGAGGGCCAACGATCGCGTAGAGAGCCGCGCGTGCCGAGCTGGTCGCGTAGAGGAGCGCGAACAAGCTGGTGATCGTTCCGATGGCCAGCTGGCTCCACAGCACGGCGTTGTTGCCGTCGAGGATGCCGTAGCCGGTGAGGAACGTCAGCACGCCGGATACGACTCTGTATCCGGCCTCACGCCAGGTGGGTGGAATCCACCCCTGGAGGCGGGCGCGGAGGCCCTGATGACTGGTCATCACTTCCCCTTCTGGATGGCCTTGAGCACCTCGGCCTTGCTGCCCAAACCGGAGGTGTCGAGGCTCTTGACCTTGAGGGCGTAAGCGTCCAGCTCGTCGCGCCGCCACTTATCGGACGGCTCGCCCTCGGGATACTCCACCACGTCCTCGGTATCGGGCGGAGTGGTGCCGCCAGCGGCCTCCTGAGAGCCGCTGTCGGCCGCGCCGGGCACCTCTGCCGCCCTGGAGCCGCCTCGCGCCTCCTGGCTGATCTGAGCGCCCTCGGCGCGCTGGCTCTGCGGAGTCGAGTAGGTGGTGCCGCGCACCGCCCCGCCCTCGTCCGGCCGAGCGCCGGGATCGTCGGCCAGCGCGCTGTCGCGGTCCTTCAGCCCGGTGTTGAGCGCCTGGACCGGAGCGTGAGGAGCCGCCTCGCCCCGAGGAGCGCCCTTGGGGTTGGCCTGCTTGAACTCCTTCACCCGGTCGATGACCTCACGATGGGTCGGGGTCTCCGCCGCGTTGGAGCCACCGTGACTCGTCGCCGAGCCGGTGAACGGGCTGGGAGCCAGCGCGCGCTCCTCGGCGGCGGAGGTGGTCCCGACGTACTTGTTCTCCGAGGTGTACTCGGCGGTCGGCGTGTGCCAGTCGCCCGCGTTGGCCGGGGTGGCGTTGGTGTTCGGGTTCGCCGCCTTGAGCGCCGCCGCCGCGCCGGTATCGACGCCAGCGTTGCCTGGGGTGAACGCGCCACGCACGCCGCCCTCGGGATCGAGCGCCGCGTCCTCCTCGGAGTGATCGACCGCGCCGCGAGCGTGCTCGCCGGTCGCCTCGTCCAGGAGGCCGACCTCCCGAGCATTGCCCTCGGGCACTCGGTACTGGCGGCGCGGGCCGACGCGGGTGATGGTCTCGATGCTCGACGCGCCGCCCAGCTCGACCAGCTGCGCGAGCGCGGGACCGCGCAGGGCGGGGTCCACGAAGTCGATGGTGGCGAACCCGTCATCGACGGTGGCGAGGATGCCTTCTGGCATGATCTCCAGCTCCTTACGGTGTGATGGTCACGGCGGCGACCGCCGCCTCGTAGCCGATGTTGACGCTACGCTCAGCGACGGCAGCGAAGATGTTCTCGCGCTCGGCGATGGCGGTGCGTGTCGTGGGCGCATCGCGCCAGCCGACCGGCTGGCTGGTGGCCACGATCATGTCGTCCAGGCCCTCGACGTAACCGCCGCCGACGACCCAGATATTGCCCAGCGGGCTGACGAACTTGGTGCCCTGCTTGGTGAACAGGCCGAACTCCTGGCTGGCCCACTGAGCGCCGACATGGAAGTAGCCCACCGCCCCGGCGATGGCCATCGCGCCCTCCAGATAGCCCACCGCCGCCTTGAGGCTGGTGGCGGTCTGGGGAGCGCCCAGGTCGGCGGCGTCGAGCTTGAGCCGCTCGGCGAACTCGCGCTCGACCAGGTATTGCTCCTCCATGCGGAGAATCTGGGCGGCGCGCTTCTCGACCTCGGCGCGGCTCTGCGCGGTGAGATCGCACTCGTCGTAGGCCCAGACCGTCATGGCCTGGAACACCTCGGGGATGCCCGGCCGCTCGCCGGTCTTGAGCATCCCGGCCTCCGGCTCGCCGCACCAGGCCCCGCCCCAGAGGCCGGAGGCCAGCTGGTCGGAGTAGTTCCCGGTGGGCCGGAACTCCACGCCGTTGAGCCAGCGCGACTCGCCCTCGGGCTGCCAGTCGGTGACCGCGTACAGGCCATAGGCGGTCGGGTTGAGCAGCGGCGGGTCATAGGTCATCGCCGCCAGAACCGGCGTCGGCTCGACCAGGGTGGGGGTGGTCATGTGATCCTCCAGGTAGAAGCGAAGAAGGCGGCGAACGTGAGCGGCCTCGGGTTGCTCACGTTCACCGCCTTCAGTCTGCTACTCGCGGCCAGCCTTACGGCGTGACGTTGGTCGCCAGGGCGCGCTCGCCGACAGCACCGCTGACGTTGAGCGGCACGCGGACGATGACCGACTCGCCGCACCGCTTACCCACGGCGATGGCGTCCTCGGTGAACATCCGCGTGAAGCGGTTCACCTGGAGCTGCTCCTTGGGGTACATGACGCCCAGCTCGATCACGTTGCTCATCGAGCGGAACCAAGTGCCCGCCGGGTACAGCGCGATGTCCACGGTCTCCGGCCACACCAGGGTGCCCAGATTGCCCGGCAGACCAGCGCCGCGCGTCTGCCAGTCGCCGACGAACTGGAGCGCGATGTTGCGCGCGCTCAGCCAGCCGTTGATGGCCGCGTCGGTGATGGCGAACACGTCGGTGCCCTCGCGCATGGCGAGATCGGCGCGCAGCACCTCATGGAACCACGACGGCGCGATGCCCTCGATGGTCGCCGTGCGGGCCAGGCCCCTCTTGAGCCGGATGTTCGTCGCCACCAGCGCGAGGCTGTTGAGCACCGAAGGCACCGAGCCGAGGACCGAGGTCGGCGGGATCACGATGGGCGCGCCGGAACCGGCGACCACATCGAGGATCGTCCGGCGGCTCAGCGCGCGCAGGTGCTCCTGCGTGAGGTTGCGCATGAACCACTCGGACAGCTCCGGCCAACCCTGCTCCTGGAGGATGCCGCTCTCGACGCACCAGCCCACGGCGTTGAGACGAATCTCATCGAACTGATCGGGGCAGGGAATCTCGACGCAGGTCTTGACCGCGGTCGGCTCGCCGGTGACCGGATCGGTCGCCTCCAGCTCGGCCTCGGTGAAGAACCACTCGAAGTCCTCGAAGATGCCCGACAAGTCAGGCTCGCGGGGCCAGCGGATGCCGCCCCGGTTGATCGTGATCTCCGGCATGGAGACCAGATCGGTCGCGTCGGGCACGTCGCAGAAGTCGTACAGCTGCTCCGAGGGCGCGCACCAGCCGCCAGCCGCCGTCAGCGAGCCACGCTCGTTGTAGGTCGGCTCGGTCAGGTTGCGCGAGCTGGTGGCAGCGGTGATCGCCGCGACGAGCGCGTGCGGATCGTCCACGACCTCCACCTGGCGATCCAGGCTGGCGACGACCTGGCGGGCGAACTCCATCCCGTCCATCGTCTTGTTCGGGCGGTTCGGCCGGATCGCGGCGCGGCTGCCCGGCCGGATGCGGTCGAGGCTCAGCGCGATGTCGCGGAACCCGACCCGGCCCTGATTGGCCTGGTAGCCCGGCGCGCCGGGGTGCATGTTCCAGCCCGGCTCGATGGGCGTCGGCGCGGGCGGCGGATTACCGGCCTGCGCCCCGGCGAAGGTCACCGGCCGCTGAGCGCCATTGCTCGGAGCGCCAGCGGTGACCGCCGCCTCCTGGCTCTGCTCGGCTGGCTGGCCCTCGGGGGTGCCCTCCTCGCCCTCGCCGTCGCCGTCACCCTCGCCGTCGCCATCGCCGTCACCCTCGCCCGGCTCGCCCTCTGGGGCGGAACCGGCCGGAGCCTGGCGCTGGCTGGCCGCACGCGAGAGAAGGCCATTCAGCTCCTCGGTGTGGTCAGCCTCGGCGGCAGCGGCGGTATCGCGCGCGGCCTGGAGCTGGTCGATGGCACCGTTCTCGCCGACGAGATCGCGCAGCGCGGCGATGTCCTCGGCCGACAGCTCGCGGCCAGCAGCGTGCTGGGCCTCGTAGACGTGGACCTCGGCCCGCGCGGCGTCGAGCAGGGTATCCAGCTCGGCCACGGTCTCGGGCAGGGTCTCCGGCAGTTGGAACCGGGTCGCCGTGGTGAACTGACCGACGCCGTGGAGGCGGATCAGGCGCGGCGCGAGCGGCTTATGGGAAGTCACTGCGATCTCCTCGTTCGGATCGAACACGTTGGTATCGGCGAGCGTCCTCGGCACATAGCGCGGAGCAGAACTCTCTGCTCTGGAAAGCTAGCCGACAGGCGTGCAGACCCTACGCGGGAGCGACCTCGGCGGGCTGGCGCTTGGCGCGCCGCACGGTGCCGCCGCCGTTGAGCACGATCTGATTGCGGGCCTCGTAGTAGCCAAAGTAGGGCGGCACCGCGCCCTCGGGGTCGGCCGGATCGAACCCGCTCGGGAGCACGGTGCCATCCGGCAGCGTGACGTAATAGCCGAGCGTGTCCGAGGAGTTCGCCGCGGTGCGCCCGCCGCAGTTGCAGCCCATCAGCTCAGGCTACCGGCGCGGGCCAGCAGCTCGGCCAGCTCGTCCTCCTGGCTCTTGGGCGCTGGCGGCGGGCCGACCTTCTCGTTGGCGGCAGCCATCAGCCCGGCCAGCTCGGCGTCGGTCTCGCGCTTGGCGTAGGCCCGCGCCACGGCCTGCTCCACGATGGAGCCGATGGCCTCGGCGCTGAGAGCCTCGCTGCGCGGAGTCGAGCGCGGGTCCGGCCCCAGAGAAGCGACCAGCGCCACCGGCTGGCCCTCGGCCCCGCTGCGGCCCCGAACGGCGAACCCTGGAGTGTTGACCGCCAGGGCGGCGATGAGGTCCAGGCCCCGGCCGAAGTCGCGCCAGTCGCCGCTCAGCGGAGCCGCCAGGCCCTCCTCGATCTGCTCGGGGGTGGCCCAGGGCGCGGCCACGCCGGAGACCCAGATGCCGTGCTCATCCTCGCCAGCGCGCACCAGGGCGAAGCAAGTGCCGGTGTTGTCGTAGTGGGCCTTAGCCGGAGCGCCCGCGTAGGAGTCCGGCGCGTGGCCGGTACCGACCGTGAGCCGCCCGACCGGGATCGAGGTGCCGTCGTCCAGGCGCACCGCCGGGGAGGTGTGGAACATCGAGTAGTCCGAGGGCGAGCGGGGAGCCATCACGCACGCCGCCTGGATCGAGCGATGGCAGGAGCCGAAGCACGCCAGGTGGCCGAAGATGTGGCCGGAGTCGTCCATCGTGATCTGGGTCGGCTCGGTCAGGCCGGGGTTGGCGAAGAAGCTCGCGGAGTACACGCGCGGCCGGAACTCGTCAGCGGCGGCTGCGACCAGCGCGGCGTCTCGGGACTCGCGCTCGGCGTTGAGAGCGATCATCGTGTCGCCGAAGGCGGGGGTGGCGACGAGCGTCGTGCCGATCAGCTCGGCGGCGGTGATCTGCTGGATGATCTTGGCATCCATCGGCATGTCCCACCACTGCTCCTCGGTGATCTCGTTGCCGTCCTCATCGACCAGCCGCCACTCGGTCCTGGCCAGGTCCACGCTCGGCCGGGTGGCCGTGTGCTCCAGCAGCCCGGCAGCCTCGTCGGCCTCGGGCGTGTTGAGGATGTAGCCCGAGCCGAGCACCCGCTCGCCGTCGATGCGGGCGCTCTCGATCACGCCCACGGTGTAGGCGTCCTCATGGCCGTAGCCGGTCTGCTTGACCCACATGACCGGCAGCGGGAAGGTGCGGAACGAGAGGTCGATGTCGGCCGCGAGCATCCGGCCGTCCGAGGTCTCGATCCCGACAAAGGCGATGGGCTGGTCGGTGAAGGTGCGGAACAGCTCGCCCTCGGTCTCCTCCGCCGCCAGCGTGGCGGTGGCCGGGCCGGTAGTCGGCGCTGCGGGCTTGGGCATGTCGTACTCCTGATCACTCGGGGCGATCCAGCCGCCCGCTGCTGTCCGGCCTACGCCGTCCTCGTCATCTCTCGCGCGCACCGTGCCGTTCCTGGCCCGGCGCTCGATCTCGTCCGCTTGGCTGCCCTCGCGGTTGATCTGCACGCTGTCGCGGCCACCCAGGCGCTCGGTGTGCCGGTCGATCTCATCCGGTATGTCCTCATCGAGCGCGAGCACGCCGACGCGGCACCGGCAGTTGCGAACCTCCTTGGCTGGCCCGGCCGGATCGCCGGGGTATCGCAGAGGCTCGTTCCCGATGCTGAAAGTACCGGCCAGGGGTGCTCGCTGGCCGTCTGCGGCGAAGTGGGTGGGGCGGGTCTTGCCGTCAATCGTGGCGATCCACACCTTGTCCAGCTCATCCTCCGAGCGCGCCGCCGCCGCGATGACCGCCGCGTTCTGGACGCCTGCGGCCTGGTATCCCTCGTAGCGCGCGACCTCGCGCAGCTCCGGCGAGCCTGGGCTGAGCACCGCCGCCGCTGCCTCGCGCTGAGCGGCGGTCATCTGCTCGACGCTGACGGTGATCTCCGGCTCGCCCTCCGGCGCGGCTGGCCGGGCCTCGGCCACCGCCGCCTCGACCTTCTCGCGGACCAGGGCCGGGACCGACTCCACTCGCTCCCGCTGGGTCTCGATGAAATCGTCGCGGGCCATGCGCAGATCGTCGTCGGCCTCGATCACCGCCACAGCTTCCCGAACGCGGCGCGCCGAGAGGTCAGAAGTCGAGGTAACAGGGCGGAGCACTTCCCTGGGCAGTTGGGGGATCAAATCGGGAAGCTCTGGCAAACTAATTTCAAGAGCTTCTGAGGTCTCTACCAGTGACAATGCCCATAGAGTTGCAAGCACTGCTAGGATCAACTCGCCAGAGGGTTGATCCAAGGCCCCGGCGTTTTGATCGAGAGCCGCCGGGTCAGGCGGGAGTTCTCCAGCCGCCGTCAGCGAAGGCAGAACGAGCGGGCGCACATGGGCCACCCATCCGTTGAGCACGTCCATGTAGACCTCGGCGAGCGCGGCCTCGAACTCGATCGTTCGGTTGAGGGCCTCGCCCCTCTCGGGAAACATCAGGAGACCTCCGCGTCGATCACTGGCGCGGTCAGCTCGCGGCGGATGGCCTGGCGAGCGCGAGCGCGCAGCTCCTCGGTGTCCAGCCCGAGCATCGAGATGGCGTGATCCTCCAGCGCGATGTCCCAGCCCGAGGTGAGCCGCGCGATGTCGGTCTCGGGCACCGGGCCGAGCACGCGGTGGTAGTCGTGGGCCGGGAGACCGCTCAGGCGGCTCTTGAGCGCGTTGGTATTGGCGCGGCGCTTGCCCGCCAGCTCCAGCGCCCTGGTGACCAGCATCCGCTCGGCCAGGATCATCTCAGCGGGCAAGGCGGGCCTGGTGAGAGCGGCGGCAGCCTCGGCATCGTCCTCGGTGTTCGGCTCGCTCTGCTGATCCGCGCCGGAGTCGTCCTCCTCCTCGGCGTTGGGATCGTTGCCGCCAGCTGGGAGCGCCTGCGGCTGTGGGAAGTCGAGCGCCTGGACATTGGCATCCAGGAGCGGGAGCAGGGTCACGATCAGCTCGGGGTTCTTGGCCACGGCGTCCTGCGCCCAGACCTTCCAGCCATCGAGCGTCGAGAAGTCGTAGCCGTCCTCGTCGCCCAGGCCCAGGTAGCGCCGGTATGCCTCGTTGTTGATCGCCCCGGCCTCCTTCGCCGCGGTGGCCTCGTCGGTCTTGTCGGGGTCCACGGTGAGCTGACTGGCGTCGTACCAGAGGATGTACTTCTCGGGGTCGATGCCCTCGCGCGCCAGCACGATGCGCATCACCTCGCGGTTGATCGCCGCGCAGATGGTCTCGATGACCGGGCTGATGTGGAGCTGGACATCCTCGTCGCCGATCTGCCAGGCGCTCCAATGATTGGAGTTCGTCCCGAGGCCCAGGAGCCGCTCGGGCGAGACATCCAGGCCCATCGCCAGCCGGGCGATGGCGTCGTTGCGGGTCTTGATCTCGACCTCGGTCACATCGTTGCCGAGCTTGATGTGCTGGACGTTCTTGATCTGGTCGCCGGGCGCGGTGACGATGATCGGGATGAACGCCGCCTGGCTGTCCTCGTCCTCGACGGCGACCTTGGCGGTGTTGTAGAGCAGGTTGTTGAGCTGCTCGGCGGCGGGCACGCCCTGGACCACCGGGACCGGCGCGCCGGGGAGCTGCGCCTGGCCAGCCGGGAGCGGGGCCTGGGGCGCGGGCAGGCTCATCTCCTGGGGAAGGATCAGCACGCCGTTGCCCATCAGGCGGCTCTTGCTGGCGTTCTTGATCTTCTTGGATGTGCGCACGATCTCGCGGAGCGGATCGAGGCAGGCGCGCACCGGGGAGTCGGCCTCCTTGGCGCGCCGGGGCCGGGGGTTCCAGATGCGGATCAGCGCATCGACGCCGGGGTTGTAGTGGTGCATCTCGCCGGAGGGCATCTCGATGTCGGTGCCGCCGCCGGGCTTGGCCTTCATCTCCTCGCGGGTGACCGGGAGCCAGTGCTCGCCATCGTCGCGCACCAGGATGGCCAGGTAGACCTCGCCGGGAACGGTGAGGCACTCCGCGAGGCGCTTGAGCATCTGGGCCTGGCCCAGTGGCCCGCCCGCGATGGCCCGCACGATCTCGGCCACGCGCTGGGCCTCGCGGCTGTCCTCGTCAATCCCGCCGGTCGGCAGGCCGGTCTCCTCGTCAATCTCAGAAGCGACCAGGCGAACGCGCGAGCAGCTCCCGGCGCGCCATCCGACGTAGTAGCGCAGCTCGCCGACCTCATCGAGCAAGTCCCACGCCTCGACCTGCCAGGAGCCGCGCCCGGCCGAGACCATCGTGCCGCGCAGCTGCTTTACCGGGTCATCAATCGGCTGGCTGGCGGCGGTCAGCGAGCGCCGCGCCGGGCTGCCCTTGGGGCGGCGAGTGACGCGCAGGTTGGAGGCAGCCATGTCGCTCAGGTTATCGCCTGGCCGTGCTACTCGTCGTCATCGTCCTCGATGGTGATCTCCTCGGTGTCGGCGAAGCGAGCGCACACGCCGATGAGGTGCGAGGTGGCCAGGGCCACGCCGACGTAGCGGACGATGACGTTCTCATGGAAGAACAGCGCCGCCCAGGCGGTGCCGAAGCTCATCCACATGCCGACGCACCAAGGGCACTCGATGAAGTAGAGCACCTTGTTCCAGCGACCCATCGACTCCCGCCACCGCTCCGCGCTCTCGGTGTGGCCCATCGCCGACTCCTGGAGCATCGCCTCGCGGGCGGCGCGCCCCTTGCCCGCTGGCCAGAGCCGGAGCCGGTCGAGGATGGTGTCGCCGTTGATCAGCCGCACCAGGCGCATGACCGCCAGGACGTAGACGATCAGGACGAGAGTCGCGTAGCCGAGGTTCATGGCTCGCACGATACCGGAGTGATGCAGAGTTTCCCGCCAGAGTCGGTATAGTCGGGCCATGCCTCGGGTACTCGGGATCGACACCAGCCTCACCGCCACCGGCCTCGCGCGGATCGACTTCGCGCCTGAGCTGGGCACCAACGACATCGCCGACGACGTGCGGATCGAGGTGGCCACGGTCGGCGCGCCCAAGCCCACCGCCGACAAGAGCAAGAAGGCGATGGCCCGCCGGGTCAACGCTCTGCTGGAGAAGATCGAGGGCGCGTTCGAGGGCCAGATCGACCTGGTGGCGATGGAGGGCCTGGCCTACGCCGCCAAGGGCGAGGGCGCATGGGTGCTGCCCTGGGTGTTCGGCCGGGTCATCGAGCTGGTCGAGGATCGCCAGCTGCCGCTGGTCATCGTGGGCACCAGCCAGCGGGCCAAGTACGCCACCGGCAAGGGCACCGCCGACAAGGACACGGTGATGCTCGCCGCCGCCCGGCGCTGGCCCAGCGCCCAGATCGCCAACAACAACGAGGCCGACGCGGTGATCGTGGGCGCGGTCGGCGCGCACTACCTCGGGTTCCCGCTCGCGCCGGTCACCCAGGCCCAGCTCGACGTGCTGGCCAAGGTCAGCCACTAGCCGATCTTGCGGCGCATCCAGGCGGGCGGCTCGGTCGGGTTCGCCGGAGCGGCGGGGTTGGTGATCGTGAGCTGCGCCCCGGCCAGCTCCATCAGCTTGTCGTGGACGATGATCGCCGCCGCCACCCGGTCGGGCTGGTGCTGGCCCGCCTGCCAGTCAGCGGCCTGATCCTCGAACACCGCCATTGCGAACTCCACGGTGCGGCAGCGGCCGGTCTCCAAGCTCTGGCTCAGCCCGCCCGAGCGCGCCACCGCGTCGGCCTTGTTCGCGCCCCGCCACTTGCTGATGATGAAGGGCGGCAGCTCCGAGAGCGCGCGGTGCTCGATGGGGGTCAGCTGAGCGCCGCTGCGCTGCTTGGCCACGGCCTCGTTGTGGATCGCCTTGTAGGCCCGCCGGACCACCTGGACGTAGGTCTCGCTGGTCGCGTAAGCCTCGACGGCCAGCTCGCGCGCGCCGATCTCCAGCGCCAGGATGACCGCCTCGCGGCTCCACTGATCCGAGGTGTACTGGCCCGAGCGGTCATGGGTGAGCGCGACCTTGCCCTGCTGGCCATCGTGGAACAGCATCCCGCCGATGATCCCGGCGACATCGCCCTCGCCGGAGTCGGCCGGATCGACGCCAACCAGGCTGGCCACCGGATAGCTGGGCGGGCCGGGCAGGCGCGGATCGAACCACGCGCGCTGGAAGATGCCGCCCGCCGGGTTCTTGGGCGATCCCTGGTAGAGCGCGTACCAGGTGCGCTCGCCGACCTGGCGGCGGGTCTGGTGGAAGTCGCGCTTGGCCTCGGGCGTGTCGCGGGCGCTCTGCATCGGGATGCCCGGCTCGCGGCCGAGGGCGTCGGGGATGCCCTCCTCCGAGATCGCCGGGATGTTGATCAGCCGCCACGACTTCTCGCTCCTGGCCAGCAGCTTCTCTCCGGCGATCACCTTGCCCGCGAGGTCTTCTGGATGCCAGCGCGTCTGGATCAGGATCACCGAGGCGTCGGGCGCGAGGCGGGTCAGCGCGACCGAGGAGAACCACGCCTCGATCTTGTCGCGGTGGGCCTTGGAGTCGGCCTCCATCATGTTCTTGAACGGGTCATCAATGATGAACAGATCGGCGGGCAGACCAGTGATCGTCGCGCCGATACCGGCGGCGACCAGGCCACCGCGCCCGCCCTCCACGCTCCAGGCCGAGACCTTGTTCGCGCCGCGCGCGAGCTTGAGGCCCAGCTTGTCCTTGGCCACCAGCCCGGTGAGCCGGTCGCGGACATCGGTGCCGTGGGTCTGGATGATCGAGCGCATGTTCCGGCTGTGCGCCTCGGCCAGGGCGTCGGCGTAGGTGGCCAGGATGATGCGCCGGTTGGGGTTGAGCTGGAGCGCGCGCAGCGGCGTCCAGACCGCCGCGGTGGTGCTCTTGCCCTCCTGCGGCGGCATCGTGATCATCAGGTTGATCTTCTTGCGCGAGTTGAGCACTCGCTCGATGGAGGAGCTGATCAGCTCCAGGGCCGGGGTCAGGACGTAGTTGGGATCGCAGGCCCGCGCGATGTCGGCGGGGTGCTGGTACTTGGTCTTGACCTCGGCGCGCACCTCGGCCGCGCGCAGCGAGGAGAGCATCGCCGCCCGCTGCTCGGCGGGCCAGTTCGCCGCCTCCTGATAGATCAGCGCCGCCTTGGCGGAGTCGAACATGCCATCGGCGTCGAACACGTCGGCGACCGGGCCGGTCGGCTCCGGCATGGCGATCTTGCGCGGTGGACGCTCTCGCTCAGCCATCTGCCGAGATTAGCTCCTGGAGCGAGCCGAGCAGCTCGTCAGGATGGCCGCGCATCACGTCGAGCGCCTGCTCCTCGGCCCAGGTGGCGAGATTGCGCGAGGCGGTGAGCCGCCCCTGGACCCAGCTGGCGTCCTGCGTCCGGCCGATCTCCTGGCTGCGCTCCAGCCGCCACTCCTCGGCGCTGGGGTGATCGAGCAGCACCAGGGTGACCTCGTAGCCGCCCCGCACCCCGGCCAGGAGGAACCGCTTGTTGGACAGCCGCGACCCCTCGCCCAGGATCAGCCGGTAGGGCGCGTCCTCGACCCAGGGCACCGCCTTCTCGATGATCGAGCTGGGCAGGGCGTCGGTGCCGCCGAACAGCTCGCGGCGCTTGCCCAGCTCCGCGCCGATGATCTCGATGGTGCCGTCGTCATAGCCGCCGGGAACCTTGCGGACCAGCTGGTCGTGAGCGACCGGGGTCTCCGGCGGCGCGATGGCGATCCGGTCGAACCCCTCGGTCAGCCGGGCCATCAGCGCGCTCTTGCCCGAGCCGGGCTGGCCGGTGAGATAGATCAGGCGGTTGGTCATGGCCGTCAGATTACCCGACCGGGGAGGGAAACTAGAGGTGCGCCCGGTGCTGTCGGTCGATCATCGCCCACTCATGGTCGAGGACGAGGCCCTGGCTGGCCACCGTGGTGGTGGCGGCGTCCGGCTCCTGGACCCCGCGCAGCCTCATGCAGTCGTGGGTGGCGGTGATCTGGCAGATGGCCGAGGAGGGGTTGAGCCGCTCCTTGATGGCGCTCACGGTCTGCCAGCCGATTTGCTCCTGGACCTGGAGGCGGCGGGCGTATCCCTGGATCACCCGAGCCAGCTTGCTGATCCCGACGATGGGCTGGCCAGGCGAGGGCCGGTAGGCCACCGTCGCCACGCCGGAGAACGGCAGGAGGTGATGGGCGCACATCGACTGGATGCGGATGCCCGAGACCATCACCAGGCCGGGGTCGGTCGGCGCGGAGAACGTCCGGCTCAGGTGCTCGGCGGGGTCTTCCCGGTAACCGGCCAGGATCGCCGCCCAGGCCCGCGCTGAGCGCGCCGGAGTGTCGGCGGTGTGATCGTCTATCGGGACGCCGAACGCCGTCAGGAGATCGGCGACCGCCATCGCTGCCTTGTCCTCGTCAAACATCATGTCCCTTTGCAGTCGCCCCAGGCCAGGACGTGGAGGCGCTGAGTGGCGTTGAGCCGCAGGCGCGCCGCCTCGCTGGCGATCTCCTCCCAGCGGGCCAGCAGCTCCTCGCTGGTGGTCCCGATGGGCATGACCCAGACCTTCTCACGCGGCCACTCGATCTCAGCCGCCCACGCCGCGACGGCGCGCACGTCCTCGCCATTGCGCACCACGACCTTGAGGTAGGCGTCGGGGTGCCAGATGGCGATGTCGGGCCACTCCTCGGCCAGCGCCGGGCTGCGGCCCTTGTGATCGCCCGCGTGGGCCATCTTGGGCGAGACTGCGAACACCGTGGCCCGAGCGCGGAAGTCGGCGCTGGGAACGATCGTGCCGTTGGTCTCGACGTGGACGCGGCACCCGGCCGCGGTGGCGCAATCGAGGAGGTAGAGCAGGCCGGGGTTGGCCTGATGGAGGAGCGGCTCGCCGCCGGAGAGCACCAGGTCCAGGCCCGGCGTGAGCAGATCGGCGCACTCCTGGGCGGTGAGCGCCATCGTCTCCTTGCGGAGATTGAACCGCGAGCCATCCCAGGTGTAGGGCGTGTCGCACCAGGAGCAGCTCAGATTGCAGCCCATCAGCCGGAGGAACTGCACCGGCCGACCGGCGAACGGCCCCTCGCCCTGGAGCGTCGGGCCGAACAGCTCGCTCACCGGCAGCACGATCTCGGGCGCGTGGTCGGCGGTCCTCATGTTGGGCACCTCGCGGGTCACAGGATCGCCACCGCCTCGTTGTGAGGCCCCTCGGTGACATGGACGCGCACGCAGGGCACCTCGATGATCTCCAGCGCCGCGTTGAGCAGCGCCACGGCGATGGCCTCGGTGGTCGGGACCGGCTCGACGTAGCAGAACTTGTGGCCCTGGCTCTGGAGGAAGTCCACCAGGGCATCGTCGCCGGGCGCGACCAGGTAGCCGTGATCGAAGTGCTCATCCACCCAGGCGCGCAGCACCTTCTTGCACTCGGCGAACTCGAACTGGCTGGCGTCGGTCGAGTGGACCTCGAACGACCAGGCCACCCCGAACGTGTGGCCGTGGAGATTGGCGCACTTGGCCCCAGCGCCGGGCAGGCCGGGGATGCGATGGCCCGCGCTGAAGTGATGCTTGACGGTCAGCTCGATCATGCGCCGACCTGGCTCCGCCAGAACTCCGCGTCGGCGTAGTGGGTCGGGTCGGCGATCCCGGCCAGGCTGATCGCCTCGGCGCGCTCGACGCATGTCCCGCACCGGCCGCAGTGCTGCTCGCCGCCCTCGTAGCAGCTCCAGGTGAGCGCGATGGGCACATGCAGCTCGGCGGCGCGGGCGGCGATCTCGGCCTTGCTCTGGTGGACGAACGGGGCCTTGATCTGGACGCCGCACGCCAGGTAGGTGGCGGCGCTGATGGCCTCGATGAACTCAGGGCGGCAATCGGGGTAGACGGCGTGATCACCCGCGTGGACGGCGGTCACCACCTGGCCCAGGCCCTTGCTGGCGGCGATCCCGGCGGCGGCGCTGAGCATCACCGCGTTGCGATTGGGCACCACGGTCTTGGCCATGTTGTCGGCCGCGTAATGGCCGTGCGGCACCTCGATGTCGGCGGAGGTGAGCGCGCTCTCGACGCTGCGGCCGAACGAGCGCAGGTCCAGCTCGAACAGCGGGATGCCGTAGAAGATCGCAATGGCCAGCGCGGAGTCGTACTCGCGGATGTGGCGCTGGCCGTAGTCGATGAACACCGCCGCGTCGGCGCGGGTATGGGCCACCAGGGTGGACGAATCCAGCCCGCCGGATAGCAGGGCAAGGGTCATGTCGAGGCTCCTCGGGTTGTGGGGTCGGCGCTGGTACCGCCCGACGCCACCAGGGCGTCGAGCTGCTCGGGGTGGGCGTTGTTGATCTGCATGGTGGCCAGGTGGAGATGCGGGCCGGTCAGCGCCGCCACGTCGTACTCCTCACCCGAGCGGCCGGTCATCGAGAGGTGCATGTGAGGCGCGGGATCAGCCGAGGGCGGCGGCGCGAGCTGGCCCCAGCTGGGCGCGGTGATCGGCGCGAGCCGGTGCATCCGGCGGAAGTGCTGCTCCAGCACCGAGGCCGAGAGGGCGCTGAGCCGGACCATGAGCAGCCGGTTGTGAGGCCCGCTCTTGGCCACCTCGCTCGGGGCCACGCCGTAGTGCTTGGCCAGGAGCCGCGCCACCTCCGGCTCGTAGGTCGCCCGGCCGTCGAGGATGACCGGGTAGACCTTGCCGCTGGCCGGATCGCGCAGGGTGACCCGGCCGTATCGCACGCCCGAGGTCCAGCCCGAGGAGTCCACCGAGAAGAACGGCAGCTGGAGCGCCTGGGGGTTGGTCACTCCCCAACCGTGGAAGCGCATCTCTGGCCAGAGCTTGCGCGCGTGGATGAAAGCCTTTACCAGCCAGCGCATCTGGGCGCTGATGGGTCGGCCGACCAGCCCGCCCAGGCCGATGAAGTCCACGCCGCGCTCGGCGTAGTAGTCCATGAGCGCCGGATCGCAGCCGAAGTGGATCGTGGGCACCCCAGGAACGCCGTGGACCTCGGTCATTTCGTGCCAGTTGCGCCGGGTCTGCTCGGCATCGCCGATCACGTCGAGCGCCGCCACCCAGGCCAGCCGGTGGCTCCATTGCTTGGCCCAGCGCGCCAGCTCGGCGGTGGTGATCGTCGCGCCCGCGTTCTTGGCCGAGAAGGCTCCCGAGTCGCCGATCACGCGGAGGTGCTGGAGCCGGTCGAGGTCGAAGTCCTTGAAGAAGTGGTAGGAGCACAGCGTATTGCGCGGCGCTGGGATGGTCAGGCTCACGGCGCGTCGGCCTCGAACAGCGCGCTCAGGGCCTCGGAGTCGGAGTCGAACGCCGCCCGGTGGTCGATCCAGCGGGCGTGGACCTGGGGGTCGAGCTTGAGCCGGATGGCGTCGAAGTGATCATCCGGCTGGGGATCGCCGTGCTCCTTCTCCAGGTCATCGAGGTCGGGCGGGCCAGCGTTGAGATCGGCGAGCATCTTGATGTCGGCCTCGGTGAAGCCCAGGCCCTCGATGTCCTCGCCGAACCCCTCCAGGAGGCTGGCCAGCTCCTCGGTGTCGAACCCGCCCAGCTGGGAGGTTTGGTTGTCGGCGACCACGATCCGCTCGGCCAGGTCATCATCGACATCGACCCAGTGGACGAGCATCTTCTGCCACGCCTTCTCCTCCGGCTCCTGCTCGGCCAGCTCGCGGAACGCCAGGAGCGTGTGGTTCCCGGCGAGCACCTCGTTGGGACGCCCGGTGTGGGTGCCGATGTTGGCGGTGATCGGCTTGTACTGGGTGTGCCGCCGGAGGCTGGCGGCGATTGCTCGCACGTCGCCCTTGCGGGGGTTCCGATGGAATAGATGCAGCTGAGAGGGCGCGACCAGGGTTGTCTTGCCGGGCGCGGCCGAGAACGGAGACGAGGCCAT